CGTCCGGGCCGTCTACCATCGCCAGGATCTTGGCGTCCAAGTCGTCAACGACCGGGGCGTCGGGCAGTCCGATCGCGCCGTACAGGTCCGCGCCGTACAGGTCCGCGCCGTACAGGTCCGCGCCGTACAGGTCCGCGCCTTCCAGGATCGCGCCTTCCAGGTCCGCGCCTCGCAGGTCCGCGCCTTGTAGGTCCGCGCGTCGCAGGTCCGCGCCTGCGAGGCGCGTACCTACAAGGCTCGCGACTCGCAGGTCCGCGCGTCGCAGGTCCGCGCCTCGCAGGTCCGCGCGTCGTAGGTTCGCGCCTTGCAGGTCCGCGCGTCGCAGGTTCGCGACTCGCAGGTCCGCGCGTCGCAGGTCCGCGCCGTACAGGTCCGCGCCTTGCAGGTTCGCGCCGTACAGGTACGCGCCTCGCAGGTTCACGCCTCGCAGGTCCGCGCCTTGTAGGTCCGCGCCTTGCAGGTCCGCGCGTCGCAGGTCCGCGCCGTACAGGTCCGCGCCTTGTAGGTTCGCGTATGGTTCGATCGTGTATCCGTTGGCTTTCATTTTCTTAGGTCCTTTGTTCTGGGTTGCGGGGCTAGGCGCCTCGGAGGTCCGCAAGCGCTTCGTCCGTCGTCGCGTAGAAATCTGGCACGCGGCCCGTCGACGCGTAGTAGATCAAAGAACCCGCCGTCGCCGATCCCAGTCGCGATTCGAGATCGTATCCCGCTTCGCCCGCGAGATGGATCGCCCATCCCGCGCGGCAATGGGTAGTCTCACACGTGTGCCATACGGACATGTCCAGCGATCCGTGTGCGTCCGGTCCGTCGACCATCGCCAGTATCTTGGCGTCCAAATCGTCGACGCTCGGTGCGTCGGGCAGTCCGATCGCGCCGTACAGGATCGCGCCTTCCAGGTCCGCGCCTCGCAGGTTCGCGCCTTCCAGTCGCGCGCCTCGCAGGTTCGCGCCTTCCAGGATCGCGTTTCGCAGTTTCGCGCCTTGTAGGTTCGCGCCTCGCAGGTTCGCGCCTTCCAGTCGCGCGCCTCGCAGGTCCGCGCCTTCCAGGTTCGCGCCTTTCAGATTCGCGCGTCGCAGGTCCGCGCCGGGTTCGATTGCATATCCGTCGACTTTCATTTTCTTAGGTCCTTTGTTTGGGGGTTGTCGCTTCGGGGGTTAGGCGCCTCGGAGGTCCGCAAGCGCTTCGTCCGTCGTCGCGTAGAAATTCGGGATCCGACCCGTCGACGCGTGGTAGATCAGAGCACCCGCTGTCGCCGATCCCAGTCGCGATTCGAGATCGTATCCCGCTTCGCCCGCGAGATGGATCGCCCATCCCGCGCGGCAATGCGTAGTCTCACACGCGTGCCACGTCTCCATATCCAGCGATCCGTGTGCGTCCGGGCCGTCTACCATCGCCAGGATCTTGGCGTCCAAGTCGTCGACGATCGGTGTGTCGGGCAGTCCGATCGCGTTTCGCAGGTCCGCGCCGTACAGGTACGCGCCTCGCAGGCACGCGCCTCGCAGGTTCGCGCCTTCCAGGATCGCGTTTCGCAGTTTCGCGCCTCGCAGGTTCGCGCCTCGCAGGTTCGCGCCTTCCAGTCGCGCGCCTTCCAGTCGCGCGCCTCGCAGGTTCGCGCCTTCGAGTAGCGCGCCTTCCAGGTTCGCGCCTTCGAGTAGCGCGTATCGCAGGTACGCGCCGCCTTCCAGGTCCGCGCCTCGCAGGTCCGCGTATCGCAGGTTCGCGTATCGCAGGTTCGCGCCTTCCAGGTCCGCGCCTCGCAGGTCCGCGCCTTGTAGTAGCGCGCCTTCGAGTAGCGCGCCTTCCAGGTTCGCGCCTCGCAGGTCCGCGCCTTCCAGGTTCGCGCCTTCCAGGTCCGCGGATCGCAGGTCCGCGCCGGGTTCGATTGTATATCCGTTGACTTTCATTTTCTTAGGTCCTTTGTTCTGGGTTGCGGGGCTAGGCGCCTCGGAGGTCCGCAAGCGCTTCGTCCGTCGTCGCGTAGAAATTCGGGATCCGACCCGTCGACGCGTAGTAGATCAAAGAACCCGCCGTCGCCGATCCCAGTCGCGATTCGAGATCGTATCCCGCTTCGCCCGCGAGATGGATCGCCCATCCCGCGCGGCAATGCGTAGTCTCACACGTGTGCCACACGTCCATGTCTAACGATCCGTGCGCGTCCGGGCCGTCTACCATCGCCAGGATCTTGGCGTCCAAGTCGTCAACGACCGGGGCGTCGGGCAGTCCGATCGCGTTTCGCAGTTTCGCGTATCGTAGGTTCGCGCCTTCCAGTCGCGCGCCTTCCAGGTTCGCGCCTTCCAGTCGCGCGCCTTCCAGGTTCGCGCCTTCCAGGTTCGCGTATCGTAGGTTCGCGCCTTCCAGGTTCGCGTATCGTAGGTTCGCGCCTTCCAGGTTCGCGCCTTCCAGGTTCGCGCCTCGCAGTCGCGCGTATCGCAGGTTCGCGCCTTCCAGGTTCGCGCCTTGCAAGTTCGCGCCTTGTAGTCGCGCGTCGGGTTCGATTGTATATCCGTTGATTTTCATTTTCTTAGGTCCTTTGTTCGGGGTTGTCGCTTCGGGGTTGTCGCTTCGGGGTTAGGCGTCCGACGCCTAAAGCCATACCGCGTCACGAGCGTCGACGTCCGAGAGATCGCCACAATCAGCTACAGCGCGATCGAAGTCGTCGACGTATGCGGCCCACTCCCCGTTGGGGTCGTTCGCTACAAGCCAGCCAAGGCATCGTGTGAGCGACCACGCGTCAAGCTCGACGCGGGTGTCCGCGATCTCCAGTGGTCCGCGTTGCGTCTGAATGGTATGCATCGGGCTAGCCTTCAATCTCGGTGATAAGGTCCATACCGCCGCTCTCAATGGCGCCAGCGAGCGAAACAAGCTCCGGCGTCGACTCGACGGGGGAGAACCAGGGGAAATGCCGGCCGGCATTCAGGGTCTCGGCCCAAAGGTCGATCTCGCGGGTCTTCGGGGTCTTGATTGCCGTCGGGGTTCCGGGTTTCGTGTCCATGAATCTACTATAGGGCATCGCCCCGGGCCTGTCTAGAGAAAATCGACATAAATCGCCTTCAATGTCGATTTTTTCTTGGCCGTGGGATTCGGCCCTGCGGCCCTGCCCACGGCCCTAACCTACGCGGCCTGCCCGCGGCCCTGCCCACGGCCCGTGACCACGGCCTGCCCGCGGCCCTGCCCACGGCCCGTGACCACGGCCTGCCCGCGGCCCTGCCCACGGCCCGTGACCACGTGGATGTAATGTCTACATATGTCCATCGTCCACTGGGATACTCCCAGAGAGTACTTATCCCTAGTGGTCGACACCGATCGACATCGATCGACATCGATCGACATCGATCGACATAGGTCTAATTATGCGGTATGGTTAGGAATTTTATTTCTATCGAAACGCAAGACATAGGTCGACACCGATCGTGGTTAAAACACCGCTGAGCGACATCCTGAAATGTAAGTATAACAACAATCTCGGTATTTTAAATAAACGTATTCTGTGGAAAATTACACTACACGTTTGAGCTTTTATTTAATGTTTGTATTGTGGCTTACAATTAAATCCTAAACCATATTGCTTTGTAGTAGAGGGCGAGCGCGCCCTGCGCCCACGGAGGCGCCCTTGCCCTCGCCCTCGCCCTTGCCCTCGCCCTCGCCCTGCCCTCGCCCTCGGCCTGCCGCCCTGCCCTCGCCCTGCCCTCGCCCTGCCCGCGTGACCATATACATAGGGCAACGTATGGTCACGTATGGTCACTCTAGGTCCGTGGTCCCCACTCACGTGAATCCGCGTGACCATATACATAGGGCAACGTATGGTCACGTATGGTCACTCTAGGTCCGTGGTCCCCACCTCAATGTAAGCAGTGCTTCCATCCGTAACCCTTTGAAATCACTTGGGCATGGGGGTTGAGTCCCAGTGGGGGCCGAGCCTCCGGGCGGCAGCCCCCGCCACGTAAGGTCACGCGATCGTTGGGATTAGTTGGGGGCTACAGACCGGGGGGGAACCCCCCACCCCCCTTTCGTCCCCGGGGCCTCGAGTCCCCATGCTCTGGCGTAGGACTAACGGAAATAAATGATCAATTTTCAAATTTCGGATTTCAGGAGAAATGATCAATTTTCAAATTTCGGATTTCAGGAGAAATGATCAATTTTCACATTTCGGAATTTTCGAATTCAGGATCAATTTTCAAATTTCGGAATATGAGATTTCGGATTTCAGGATTTTTCAAAAATCCGAAATCACTTGGGTTTTAGGTTTTGTTATCGGCAGCTCGATATTCGTGCCGCCCTGGCGGTCGTCAGGGCTCGAGGTTTCACAACTTTCAAAAGTTTCTGAAAGTTTAAAAACAGAAACCAGGTTCTATTGTGGGTCCTTTTAGACCCGGGTCTAAAAGGACCCAGGTACTCGAGCTCGCGCCGGTCGGCTGCGCCGGGGTCTTTTTAGACCTAACGGCAACTCAACTAGCCACCTACGCGACAAACTGGCACATACCAAAAATCTAAAATGCGAATATTTAAAAGATCGTGCCGTGGCACGGTACGTGTATTCTTTTTACGTCAACGCGGCAGGGCTGGACTAGGCACGGCCGGGCTGGGCATGGCAAGACAAGGAACTGGCAGTGGGGTGCGATGACTTCAATTCCACTGCACCAAACGAAGAGCGATTTTGCTCTTCGTTGAAACCCAAGGCAACGTACGAAAGGAACAAGTAAATGCGCGTAGCAACAGTTGAAATCAAAGGCGTCTCCCCTTATTCCCAGTGTCGGCCCGTGCCCTCGACGAAGGAGCCGAAGGAAACACACGAGGACTTCGAGAAGCGCACGTGGAAAGAGCGCGCCCACATTGATGACGAAGGGCGCGCGTTCATTCCGCCGATGGCGTGGAAGATTGGGATTGCGGAGGCGGCAAAATTCCTTTCAATCCAAATCCCCGGAAAAGGGAAGTCGACGTACACCAAACACTTCGAGGCCGGAGTCTTGGTGACCGAGCCGGCGTACATCGGCGCCACCGCGGACGACATGCAAAGCGAGTGGTTGTTCGTTCCAGCGACCGGCCGGCGCGGCGATGGTAAACGCGTGTGGAAGTGCTTCCCGAAGTTCTCGAAGTGGGCTTGTACTGTCACGTTCTACATCCTCGACGATACGATCACAAAAGACGTGTTCGCCCAGCACATCGAAGAGATGGGCAAGTTCATCGGGGTCGGCCGGTTCCGAGCACGCAACAACGGATTCTACGGCCGCTTCGAGGTCATGAAGGTGAACTGGAGTTAACCGCGGCGAGGCTTGGCGTGGCAAGGCGCGGCTAGGCAGGGCGAGGCGGGGCAAGGAACTGGCAGTGGGTGCGATGACTTCAATCCCACTGCACTACCTCGGCCCGGCGTGGCATGGCCAGGCGTGGCTTGGCTAGGCAGGGCTCGGCATGGCGTGGCAAGGAACTGGCAGTGGGTGCGATGACTTCAATCCCACTGCACTACCCAACACAACTGATAGGAGAGAACATGGCGGACAAACGAAGCGTGGAAGAGTGGAAGAACGGCGTGACAATCAAGAAGACTCGGGACGGATATAGTTGGACGGTGGCCGTCGCTGCGGACGCGAACACAGGTGATGCGTTGCTGGCTGCTACGGAGACAGCGCACACGATCGAGGTGCGGCTGCGCGATATGTACCCGGACGCGGATGGGAAACGGCGCCGGTCATGACTGAGAAGTAGAACGCGGCTGGGCGCGGCTTGGCGGGGCTGGGCGAGGCATGGCCTGGCGGGGCTGGGCGAGGCGGGGCAAGGAACTGGCAGTGGGTGCGATGACTTCAATCCCACTGCACCAAGCGAAAAGGAATTCTTCCTCTTCGTTGAAACCCAAGGCAACGTACGAAAGGAAATAACAGTGAGTATCAAAGGAAAAGGAACCGGTGGGGTACCCCATCCCGATGCGCAAATTCTTGTGAGTTTGCTGCGAGAGGTCGAGCCTGGAGGGGTTGTGACCTACAAAGCGCTGAACAGCGCAATCGCAGGCGACGTGCAAGGGCGATCCCGAAGTCGCCTTGTTACGGCGCGTCGTATCGCACAAAATCAACACGCTATTACGTTCGGGACTCTCACCAACGAAGGACTTCGCCGGCTGACCAGCAGCGAGCTCGCGACCAGCGACGCTGAAAAGCAAACAAGTTCGATCGGGCGTAAGGCCCGGCGGGCTTCAAAGCGCTTACAGTGCGCGGACCAATCGGAACTTTCATCGGAAGAGCAGGTATCACTCGTGCTTCACTCCAGTGTACAGTTCGTCGTCTCGCACACGACGAAGAAACGATCTCGCGCTCGGCTCGAAGCCAAGCTCGAGAAGTCCCAAGCAAAGGCAATCTCCCTGAACGAGACGTTGCTGTTGTTCGGGGACACCGAGAAGTAGAACGCGGCTGGGCAGGGCTTGGCAGGGCTGGGCAGGGCGAGGCAGGGCGAGGCAAGGCGTGGCGAGGCATGGCAAGGAATTGGCAGTGGACTTCAATCCCACTGCACTACCTCGGCCCGGCTGGGCAGGGCGAGGCATGGCTCGGCATGGCAAGGCGGGGCAAGGCAAGGAACTGGCAGTGGGTGCGATGACTTCAATCCCACTGCGCTACCTCGGCAGGGCCAGGCGTGGCGAGGCATGGCATGGCTGGGCTCGGCATGGCGTGGCGAGGCATGGCAAGGAACTGGCAGTGGGTGCGATGACTTCAATCCCACTGCACTACCTCGGCCCGGCGTGGCTGGGCATGGCGTGGCACGGCTGGGCTCGGCATGGCAGGGCGAGGCATGGCAAGGAACTGGCAGTGGGTCCTTTTAGACCCGGGTCTAAAAGGACCCAGGTACTCGAGCTCGCGCCGATACGAAACGTCGGCTTTTAACTAGAAGGCCCGACGTTTCGTATCGGCGCACTACCTCAGTTACCTTTACTAGCGAACTAGTGTAGTAACAACTCTGTTACCAAGGGAGCGTCCGAGTTACTGTAACGTGCCAGAACTAGCACTTAAAGTGTGTATTCGAGCACGTTACGACAAGTATTGGCGTGTTACCAGAACAGTAACGGAACCGCCGTCTCGGCAACCCCGTGCCCAGGCGTGCTACACTAAGTTATTATGACTAATTCGAAACCTGATGAGGCGAGTCCTGAGATCGTCGTACTACCACCAACACCTACTCCCGATCAGGTGGCGAAGTTTGTAATCGCGATTATGCACGGACAGGATGTTGTTGTTGACGGCGTGGCTGTAAAGCCGTCGGTAAGCGATCAAATACAGGCTTGTGTAATCGTAGCTAAGTATTCAACGCCTTCAGTGTCGGACGTCGTGACTGTAAAGCCGTCGGTAAAAGATCAACTACAAGCTTGCGAACTCGTGCTGCGGCGATCGTTCGAACAATCCTAATGTCCCACACTAAAGATAAGACCGAGCTCGTCGACGCGCCGCAGCGAGAATCCGTCGCCGAGGATGGGACCAAGCGCATCAACGGGCGCTTCGCTCCCGGCGTCAGTGGCAACCCAGGTGGCCGCGGGAAGCGGGCGTTCAACCTAACGAAGATCATCCAGGCCCGCACCGATCCCGACGAGATGTACAACATCCTGATCGCGATCATGCGTGGTCAGGGCGTCCGCGTCATGGACGGCGGATCGTTCGCGCCGGAGGGACCCATCAACTCAACGGTGCCGATTCAGATGCCGTCGGTGAAGGACCAGTTGAAGGCGTGGCAGATGTTGGCCGAGTGGGGCTTCGTCAAACCGCCGACGCAAAAGCAAGTGTCGATCGACGACAATCGATCGCTGCCCCGGGCCGGATTCGACGAGCGAAAGCTTACCGGCGACCAGCTCGCCACGCTGGCCGGAATCCTTGACTCGGCGCGGTCACTGCCGGCGCATGAGGACGGGGACGACGACTAGTAGTCGTCCCAGTCAGACCACATCAAAGAACCTCGATCCGTCGAGCTCGATACTTATCCCCCGCGCGCAGGACGTCTGATACACGGGCGCGGACTCGTACGAACGCCGAGTCGGTCGCCAGTCCATACTGCGCCTCGAGCCAATCCATTGAAGCGAGGTAGATGCCCGGATGACATGACGAGCCATCGTCCACGGAGAACACCGGGGCGACGTAGGTCTGACCGGGTTCGTACACGTTGTTGCCGACGTGCATGGATCTGGCAGTGCGCCAGGCGTAGACGTAGCCGTTTTTTACCTCGCCGAGTTCACTTAGGTTTTGATCGGGGATGATCGCCTCGGGATCCAGACACGTGCCTTGTAGGATCGCGCTTCGCAGGATCGCGCTTCGCAGGATCGCGCTTCGCAGGATCGCGCTTCGCAGGTTCGCGTCTTGTAGGATCGCGCCTACCAGGTTCGCGCCTCGCAGGTTCGCGTCTCGCAGGTTCGCGTCTCGCAGGTTCGCGTCTCGCAGGTACGCGCCTTCCAGGATCGCGCCTTGCAAGTCCGCGCCTTGTAGGTTCGCGCCTCGCAGGTCCGCGCCTTCCAGGATCGCGCCTTGCAAGTCCGCGCCTTGCAGGTTCGCGCCTTCCAGGTCCGCGCCTCGCAGGTACGCGCCTTGCAAGTCCGCGCCGTACAGGTTCGCGCCTTGTAGTAGCGCGCCTTGTAGTCGCGCGTCGGGTTCGATTGTATATCCGTTGATTTTCACGGCGACACCTTGTCAGCCGGGCACTCCCACGGCCGAACGCAAATTCCGTGGCAGCACACCGCGTTTGCGCCAGGGCCATAGGGACAGATAGGCGCGGTAAGACAGGTGAGAACCTCCGGCTCGGGCTCGACTTGCCCGGCATCAACACCGGGGGCAGTCGGGCCTCCTCCAGAGAAACAGGCCGACAGAAAAAGGGCGATGATTACGATTAGTGTTTTCATATTTTTATGTCCTTGCATGTTGTGTGCCAACGTGTAAACGATTGTAAAGACGTCGTCTCCGTGCCAACCTGTCACACAGGTGGCAACTCGAGTCGCCCGTCATTTACTAAATGCACCGACGCACGTCGCCATCCCCGCACCCGGCGCACTGTTGGCCAGGGTCGACAGATAGGATGTTGACCAGTGTATCCTTCACAAAAATCTCAACGGGCGAAATAGCAGTTCACTTGCTGCCACAGCGTTTCCGTTGATTTCAAATCCGATGCTGGTCGCACCTAGCTCCTCTAGGATTTTAGGTAGGTCATCTTTATGAATCACAGGCCCCACGGCCGCGAATAGGTCTGCGTTACCGCATATTCCGGCGACGATTAGTGCCGTTTGGTTTGTCTGCTTTTCGTACCACATCAGAGAACCTCGATCCGGCGAGCTCGATACTTATCCCCCGTGCGCAGGACGTCTGATACACGGGCGCGGACTCGTACGAACGCCGAGTCGGTCGCCAGTCCATACTGCTCCTCGAGCCAATCCATTGAAGCGAGGTAGATACCCGGGTGACACGACGACATCTCATCCACGGAGAACACCGGGGCGACGTAGGTCTGACCGGGTTCGTACACGTTGTTGCCGACGTGCATGGATTTGGCAGTGCGCCAGGCGTAGACGTAGCCGTTTTTTACCTCGCCGAGTTCACTTAGGTTTTGATCGGGGATGATCGCCTCGGGATCCAGACACGTGCCTTCCAGGTCCGCGCTTCGCAGGATCGCGCTTCGCAGGATCGCGCCTCGCAGGTTCGCGCCTTCCAGGATCGCGCCTTGCAGGTTCGCGCCTTCCAGGATCGCGCCGTACAGGTCCGCGCCTTCCAGGTCCGCGCGTCGCAGGTCCGCGCCTCGCAGGCTCGCGACTCGCAGGTCCGCGCGTCGCAGGTCCGCGCCTTGCAGGTTCGCGCCGTACAGGTACGCGCCTTGTAGGTTCGCGCCTTGCAGGTCCGCGTCTACCAGGTCCGCGCGTCGCAGGTTCGCGCCGTACAGGTTCGCGCCGGGTTCGATCGTGTATCCGTTGGCTTTCATTTTCTTAGGTCCTTGCACGTCCCGTGCCAGCGCAACAAATAAGTGTTTCCCGACACATACGTGTACGCCCCGTGACAACCTGTCACGACGGTGGCTACTACAGTATCCGCTAGCACGCGGCCCAGGGGGATATCGGATGAATATAGATCACGACAGCTCCTTGCGCGTTTGTTTGCAGATGCGACTCGCGAACCGACGACGCGGCGCCGGGCGACGACGCGTAGAGCCCGATGAGTTCTGCCAAGAATGCGGGCATATGCGACATGATACTATCAACCAAATGCCCGCGGTGACCATTAAAATCAGCGATTCTGGCGGCGAGGTACGTATGACCATCGATATGGACAAAGCATACGCGCAGTCGAAGTCGCCCACCGACCTAACGCCCGCGCAGCAAGTAGGTCTCCTGGTCGCGGACTACGCCCGGCGGTTGATGGAAGGCGGCGCGTCGGAACATCGAACACGCCAGTTCGACCACGACGGGCGCGAAGTGCTCATCCCGAAGCCGCCAACAGGATTTGATGTTGATTGGTGACCCTGTCTTTTTCGTCCTCGCGGGCGTCGTGACGACAGCGGGTTTGGCGGCCATTTACCTAGTGCCGCGACACAACGATTGTGTGGCCACTTGGTTTTGGTTCATACTGACGTTGGTTGTGTTATCGTTCTGGGCCGCGTGGGCGAGGACGATTTGAGCGCTGTTGTGGCGGCGCCCCGCAAGGCGCCCGCGCCCTCGTGGTGGCACCGGCACCGATGGTCCTTGTGGATGCCTGAGAGTAATAGATGGTACGCGCGGGCGTGCTCGCTGTGCTCTAGGCGGCAGATTCGTAGGTGGTATACGGCAAAAGGCCGATGGACTCGGGCTGTCGAAGTCGAGGTCCCAGCGGGACGCGTGCTATTCTAGCTAGATGCGAGATTTTTCCGCGGAGCTAGAAGCTGCACTACGTGTGGGGCCGCCCCCGGCGGCCGGTCCGGCACCGTCACGGGCTCCGGCGCCTTCGGCGCCGTCGCTTGAGCCAACCCTAGACGACGTCGCTCGGCAGTTTGGGGTCCCAAAAGAAGAGCTTCAACGTCGTGTTCACGCCGAGAGGCTGCGGCGATCGTTCGCTCTGTTTTTTCGCGAGTCGTGGCCCGTGCTCGAGCCGTCGACGCCGCTGTCGTGGAACTGGCACATCGAAAGAGTGTGTGAACACATCCAGCACCTCATCGAAGATCACATCAAGAAGAAGGCCGACCCTAACTATGTAATGGAGTACAGCAACTCCGTAATCAACGTGCCGCCGGGGACGGCCAAGAGCCGTATGTTGATGGTCGCGGCGCCGGCCTGGGCGTGGGAGAACTGGCCAGGGCTGAAGTTCCTTTGTCTGTCGGGCAACCCCAGCAACGTGACTCGTGACGCCGCGTTCTGCCGAGACCTCGTACAAAGCAATTGGTATCAGGAAACATTCCGTCCCGACTGGGAGCTTCGCGAAGATCAAAACGCCGTCACGCGATACACAAACACAAAGGGCGGCGAGCGCATCTCGAAGGGCATCACTGCCAAATTGACCGGGGATCGGGGTGACTGTGTCGCAGGGGAGACGTTAATCGCCACTGAGCTAGGCGACGTTCCTATTGAGGCACTGCACTCGATGACGAGTCCGCCCAGAGTATGGTCTTTCAATCACGAAACTAATGAGTGCGAGTTGCGGCGGATTGTTGCGTCCAGACGAATTACGCGTAGCGGGATAGTAGATGTTTGTACATCCGCCGGTAATACGTTAAGATGTACGAATGACCACAAAATCCACGGCGAAAAAGGATATACAAAAGCAGCGTGTATCGCCGGGTGCGAAGTGTCCGTCATGCGGCGGCGCGACGAGCCTTCGAATCGGGAAGCCTATTCGGTGCAACAACTGCTCAATAGCAACCCTTACATGCGCAACATGCGGCAAGGACTTTCAGAGAGAGGCGGCAGAGGAAGCGAAGCGTTTAAGACGCGGAGCGAAGAGCGGTCCTTTTTGCAGTACGAAATGCAAGAGGCCGTCGCACAATCCCAGCCCGATTATATTGAGCTGCGAGAGCTGCGGGAAGAACTTTCGGCCGCGCTCAAAAAAGAAAACAAGGCGTACCTGTTCGACAGTTTGTCGAGACAAACTGGCTGTAAAGTCTCGCTCTCGCAAGACGCTACCAGACAGAGCGTGCGACTTTTGCCTTGTGATGATGCGAGTAAGTTCCAAGCGTCGGCGATATTGCAGCAAGACGTGCCAGAACCGAGCGCACTCAAAGCGAATGGAAGGCAAGGGGAACTCACACTACAAGAAGGCGTCGAGCCGATATGGTCTGGCCTATCAGATGGCTCCGCTGATTCGAGAACGCGACGGATGGCGATGTACAACATGCGGAGCAACACGCGGCGGAAGAGCGCTGACGGTACACCATATAAATCACAAACCGGTCGACAACCGATCGGAAAATCTGATTACGCTGTGCGATGCATGTCATATGACACACCACAAATCGAAGGAACCGCCGTTCTGTCTTCTGACGAAACGTCTGCAAGCCGACGCGGCGAGAAGATCGCGGTCTATGACATCCAAGTTGAAAAAAACCATAACTTCTTTGCTGGCGGACTACTCGTCCACAACTGCATCCTCTTAGACGATCCCAACGACGTCAAAGAAGCCGACTCGGAAAATATCCGAAAGGGAATCAACTCCGACTGGGACAGCTCGATTTACAACCGTGTAAATCACTACGCCGCCGCGGTGCGTATGATCATCCAGCAGCGCGTTCACGAAGAGGACTTCTCCGGGCACGTGCTAGGTAAAGGTAACTGGGTTCACTTCAAGCTTCCGCTCGAGTACGAGACGAAGCAGTTATGTGAGTGCCACTCGTGCAAGTCGGGAATCCTCGGCGACTACGACGAGCGCACCGAAGAGGGACAAGTCCTGCACCCAGATCGCTTCACCGACGAAGTTATCGAAGATTTGAAAATCACACTTGGCGAAGAAGGGTACGCGGGGCAGTGTCAGCAAAATCCAGATCCCGCGTCCGGCGGAAAGTTCAAGTGGACGTACTGGCGCTTCTGGAAAAAGGACGGCGACCCTGATATCGGCGCGAGGCCGGAGCGTTGTTACAGCGGCGGAGCACGGATACTTCCCGAGGAGTTCGATGACATCATCATGTCGACGGACTGCGCGTTCCGAGGCAAAGCGAAGAACGATCGCGTCGCCACGTTTGCCATCGCCAGAAAGGGCGCCGATCGCTTCATCTTAGATCGTGACTGCGACAACATGGACTTCGGCGAGACGAAAGACTCAATTCGTCACATGTCGAAGCGCGTGCCGCGCGCCGGCGCAAAACTGGTTGAGGGGAAGGCAAACGGTGACGCCGTCGTCAACGATCTTCGAAACGAGATTACAGGGATGATTATCCGAGACCCTAAAGGCGGTAAGGAGTCCCGCGCTTCGATACTCAAACCCGTCGTGCAGGCGGGCAACTACTACTTGCCCGACGGCGCCCCTTGGCTGGATGATTTCTGCCATGAGTTCGCGCGCTTTCCGCGAGGTAAGTTCGACGATCAGATCGACGCCGTATCACAGGCCGAGGCGTATTTCCAGGAAGAGGTCGAGGACGAGTTGTTCGTTGCAGGGTCGCTGTATACGCGGTAGTATTGGCCTAGCGGCGCGCGGAGCCAGCCGCGACCATCGGGGGTGCTATACTCCGATGATATGGGCCTCCTAGATTTGTTCAGGAGCAAACCGAAGCCCGACGCGGTTGTCGGTTTGCCCGGGTATACGATTCACGGCGGTCTGTTGACTGAGCGTGAGAAGGCGGCTGCGCTCAGTGGGACTCAGAAGTACAAGACCTACACGGACCTGATTCAAAGTACGTCCGCGGTTGCCGCAGGCGTGCGCGCGTACCTTGACTTCGTGGGGCATCCTAACTGGCGAATCGCGTCGGCTAACGACTCGCCGGAGGCAAAGCGCTACGCAGAAGTCGTAGAGAAGGCGATCCACGACTGTAATCGATCGTGGCGAAGAGTTGTCAAGCGAAGCGCGACCTACGTGCTTTATGGCTTCGACATCCAAGAAATCACGATGCGTAAAAACGACGACGGAGTCACCGTCGTCAGCGCCGTCGATCCGAGACCGCAACACACAATCGAGTTGTGGGATGTCAATAAGAACGGCGAAGTCGTCGGCGTCCTACAGACGACGCCGGACGGAGAGCGTTCATACCTTCCGATATGGAAGTGCGCGTACGCGTCCGACGACTCGCTTACCGACAGCCCCGAAGGGCTAGGCTTGCTTCGTCAAGTCGTCGCCGCGTCTAAGCGGTTGTCGCGGCTCGAGCAACTCGAAGCGTTCGGTTACGAAACAGACCTTCGAGGAATCCCGATTGGCCGCGCGCCCCTGAGCGCCCTGGCCGACATGGTCGCAAAAGGCAAGCTCAAGAAGAGTGAGGCGGACAAAATCACCGCCCCTCTGAAGGACTTCTTAGAGAACCACGTTAAGACGCCGTCGCTCGCGCTGTTGCTCGACTCGATGGTCTACAAGTCGACGGGGACGGCTCAAATTCCGTCCAACGTGTATCGCGAGTCGATTGAACTTCTTCAGGGGGACGGCGTCGGGCTCGCCGAGGTGTCGGCCGCGATCCTTCGACTCAACCACGAGATCGCCCGCGTGCTCGGAGTGGAGCATATCCTTCTCGGCCAAGACCGCGGCACACAATCCCTGAGCGCCGACAAGACCGATACGTTCCGTATGCGCATCGAGGGAATCCTGACCGAGTTGTCCTGGGTGTATCAGCAAAAAATCGTCATCCCGATGGCAGTCGCGAACGGCTGGCCGGTCGATTTGATTCCGACAATCAAGCACGATCCGATTCGCCAGGCTCATCTCGACGAGCTCGCCAAAGTGCTCGAGTCCCTCGCGCGATCCGGCGCCCCGTTGGATCCAGACGACCCGGTCATCAACGCGATTCGCGACATTGCCAGATTGCCCCGCGCGCCTGAGATTAACCGCATGGCCGACGTGTCACTACTGGGGACGACTCCGGCGCCGCCGCGCGGCACGTCGACGAATCCGGCCGACGAACAAGGGCGCAACAACTCGGTGGACCCGGACGAGGATAAGTAGATGGCGTTCACAGTATTCGGCAGTCCTGGAGCAAACTCGTACGCGGCCGTTGCCTCCGCGGACACCTACCTCGGTGATCGTTACGGTTATTCAACGTGGACCGCGCTGACTGTGACGGCGAAACAGCAAATTCTTGTCACAGTGACGACGATTTTAGAGACGATGAACTGGGACGGCACCATCGTCAGCGCCACGCAAGACCTGTCGTTCCCGCGCACGGGGCTGGTTGATCGAAAGGGCGCGACCATCTCCGACAGTGTCGTTCCGCCAGAGGTGTTGAGCGCGCTGTACCTTGGTGCGGGCGAGCTCGCCGCGACTCGCTGGGATCTCACAGGTGTCAAGCAGAGTGTTACTTCTGTGTCCGACGGTACGGTGTCCGTCGCGTTCGGAGGCGGGCTGATTGACGTTCCCGGTATCGATCACGGAATCCCCCGAGTGATGTACGATCAGATTGCGCATTTGCTGGCCGGCAGTCAGAACGGTATGCGCGCCGGGGCCGCGTACGGCACGAAGGACTCCGACGGTGACACAGTCGAGTCGTCGTTCCCGGAGACGGACCTGGAAGCCTACGGCACGCACGAGCCGCTATAGGAGGCGCAACATGGACGGCGCAGGTAAGGTCTTTTGTATCGGCTTGCCGCGGACGGGAACGACGAGTTTTCGTGTCGCGTGCGAGCGATTTGGACTACGTGTGATGGGCGACCCACTAGGGAAAGACGTCCACGACTCGCTGCTAGATTCCGGTCGGCTTCCCGACGACCGATATCACTCGGCCGATGTGTTCGCAGACGTGCTGATCTCCGCGTACTGGGTGGAGCTATCGCGCGCGTACCCCCGAGCCCGTTTCGTGCTGACTATGAGGCGACCGTTCGACTGGGCCGAGTCGATGAGGGATCGCTTCACCAAGCGTGAAGTCGACTACACAGCTTGGCTTCCTCAAGATCGCGCGGCATATATCGCGGCCATATCGGCCCTTGCAGGGCGCGGAGACTGGGTACAACCAGAGCATGCGTTGCGACACGTGGAAGAGGTGCGCGCCCAACTACTAGGACGGCAACACGAAATTCAGCTAGAGCACATGGCCGCGGCAGAGGACGTGACCGCCACTCTATGCTACTTACTCGGGCGTAAACGAACGCACGCGACGCCACAAGTCATGTGGCCTCACTGCAACGCGAGGAAAGCATAGTGGCCTGGTTCGGCATCGATTTGCCCGGCATCGTCGGCGACGTGCTGGACGAGGTCGCTAAGGACGCAACGTTGATTGTGGTTACGCTTGGCGCGCGTAAAGCAACAAGCACGGCGGGGCTCACCATTACCAAAACGAACGTGGCCTGTCGCGGATATATCGCCGACTTCGAAGAACATCAAATCGACGGCGCCCTCGTGACTCGTCAAGACCGCCTCGTGGTTCTGTTTGCTTCGTCGCTTGGTACAACCGTCCCGAAAGAGCGGGATGAGGTGACTATCGAGGGGGACACGTACAAAATTCACAGAGTGACGCGGGACCCGGCAAGCGCCGAGTATCAACTCACGGTGCGCCTCGGTGGCTAGCGATCTCGACGTTTCGGTGATCATGGCTCGGCTCGAGCCTCGCTTCCGCCGGGTGTTTTTGGAGATTGTCAAAAGAATCCAAAACGACTATGAGGTCGAGCGCCTTGTTCGGTTGATTGAGACCGGCCGAATGCACGAGTTCGAAGCCGGGTTGGAGCGTTACGCGGTCGAGCTCGGCAATCAAATCGTCGCCGGCTACACGCTAAGCGCGAAAGCCGCGTCGGAGCTTGTCGGCGTGTCGTTCAACGGTGTTAACATCCGAGCCGTCGCCGAGATGCAAGCGATGCGACACCGCGTTATACGCGAACTTGTTGGATCACAGATAGAGGCTGTTCGCCAGACGATGAATCGTGGTGTCTCGGCTGGTTTGAACCCTGTCGAGATCGCGCGCGAAGTACGTCGATCGATCGGTCTGACGGCGAGACAAGAGCAGTGGGTTCAGAACTATCGACAGTTACTCGAGGCGGGCGAATCCGACGCGCTGCGACGGCAGTTGAGAGATCGCCGATTCGATCGCAGCGTAAGGCGATCGACTGCGCTCACGCCCGATGAAATCGAGCGAATGGTGCAGCGCTATCGAGAGCGCGCTATCGCTTACCGGGCGCGAGTCATCGCGCGCACAGAGGCGCTGTCGGCGGCGCACGGCGGGACCTATCAGATGTGGAATCAGGCCGTGTCCGACGGCGTAATCGACTCGCGTCTAATTGTGCAGCGTTGGGTGACGAGCGGACTGCCGAATCGTCGAGACAGTCATATCACGATGCACGGACAGCGACGGCCGTTCGGTGTCGCGTTCACGTCAGGTGCCGGCGTTAGCCTGCGATACCCGGGCGACCTCGCCGCGCCGCTCTCCGAGACCGCACAATGCGCGTGCGCGTTCACGGTACGCATTGCGCCGTCTATCGAAGTCGCGCAGCAAATGCTAGCGGCGTAAAAAAGCCCGGCGTGCTTGCGGACACCGGGCGGTTCAAGCTGCACCCCCGTAGGGAAACGCGCGCCCCGGCCGCCGGGGAAAGGACCAGTAAACCCGACGACCGGGGGCAGCGTGGTCGCATACAAGCGACCTGCAAGACCAGTATAACGTAAAAAGTTCAAGATAGGTCTAACAACCGACATGTAAAAAGTGAAGTTAAATTCACCTTTTCGTAAGTCGTCAAAAACTTAAGTGTGGGGGCTGTGGACCCGGGGCCTTGCACCCCTGGCACGGGATGTGCTAGGCTGTTGTGGTTGGCACGAATCGTGCTAGTCACATGCCGAGTTCAAAGTACACCCTTCGTTTGAAAACGATTTGTCGAATCAGCGCCGTCGACCGCCCCGCGCAGCCGACCGCCGCGGTTCGGCTGATTAAACGAGACGACTCCGCCAAGAGCGCGCCTGTCGACTTCACCGCCGAGTTCAAGGTGGCGAAGCTCGACGACGATCTTCGCTTGGTGTTTGGGTACGCGTTCACGTCGACGAAGGACGGTGCGCCGTACCACGACTTGCAGGGCGATCACGTCTTGTCGGACGACGAGATGATCAAAGCGGCGCTCGCGTTTGTTACGACGGGCGCGCGAGCGGACGTCATGCACGACCGGCTCGATCACGGCGGAAGCGTTCCGTTCCTTATGCCCATGACGCCAGAGATCGCGAAGGCATTCGGGCTCGAGGGCGGCGAGGTCGGCCTGATGGTCGGTATGCGACCGGACGCCGAGACCTACGCGAAATTCAAAGACGGCACTTACACCGCGTTCTCGATCGACGGCACCGGCGAGCGCGAGTTGGTTACCGAAAAAACCACCGTCGACATCCAGATCATTCCAGCAACCAAATCGGTTCCCAAGGAGAAAGAAAACATGCCCGAAGTCGAAGACCTCAAAAAGAACGTCGACGAGCTCAACGCGAAGCTTTCCAAGGCCATCGCCTACGGCTCCTTGTCGGACGCCGAGAAGAAGTATCACGCGGCGCTGCCGGATTGCGAGCGCGATGCGTGGCTCGGCAAGGCACGTTCCGCACGCGCGGAAGACGTCAACAAAGCCGCGGAGGCCGACGCCGTTGTGTACAAGTCCGAGCGAACGGGCAAGGAGTACCGCAAGAGCGCGGGCGCGGAGCTGATTGACGCCGTGAAGGCGGCCGATGAGGCGTTCGCCGCGGTCAGCACCGAGAAGGCGCTGCGCGAAAAGGCGGAGCTCGAAAAGCGCGCCGACGACGAGATTGGGAATTTCTCGGGCTCGGTCAAGGCTCGCGCGGCACTGCTCAAGGCTGTCGATTCGATCGCCGACGAGAGCGTTCGCAAAGAGGTTCAGGAGTCGATCAAGGGCGCCGACGGCACCATCAAGCGCATGTTCGAGACCGCCGGAACGTGGGAGCGCGAAGCTTCCCCCGACAGCCCGCAGGCGAAGATCGAGAAGCTGGCCCACACGCGCGCGTCCGAGAAGGGCGAGGCGTATGGCGTGGCCTATTGCGAAGTGCTCAAGACGGCTGAAGGTGAGTCGCTGTACAACCAGCTTCGTGCAGAGCAGAGCGCCAACGCGAGCTAACCATGCCCAGCAAAGAACGACAGAAGACGTATCAAGCTGGCGACATGGTCGTCAGCGGTGACGTGACGTTCTCGGGTGAAGTCGCGCATACGGGCGCGGTCTTGGACACCGTCGAGGCCGTGACGGCAACGGCCGACGGGCTCACGACGGGTCTCATCTCTCGCGGGTCGAAGTTTGTAGTGGTCACTTCGGCTAGTGCAGTCAACATCGTTCGGTTGCCGCCCGGACTGGCGGCCGACGTTGGTATGACGATCAAAGGCTGGGTCGGAACTAACGGCTGCGAGATGCGCACCAACGTCGGTGATAGCGCGACTATCAATGACGTGGACTGCGACGACTCCGCGAACGAAGCTGCTATCCCGGCGACGACTTTTTTCACTTGTACGCTCGTCGCACTCGATACGTGGATTCTCGAAACGGCCGACGAAGAAGGCGTTGCTATCTCGGGTATCATTCCCGACGCCCAGTAATTCAGGAGAAAGACAATGGCATCAGATCAAGGCGGAAAAGACATCTCGATCGAAGCGGGCGCCGACCTCTCGGCGCTTCAGTACACGTTCGTCACCCTGGCCTCGGACGGTCAGGTCGACGGAACTTCGTCGGCGGGCGGGACGGCGCTTGGCATCTTGCAGAACAAGCCGAACGCCGCGGGCCAAATCGCGGTCGTGCGGATCGAGGGCTGTTCGAAGCTTGTGGCCGGCGCGACCATCACCCCGGACGACAAGATCCAGTCCGATGCCGCCGGAGAAGGTGCTGTTGCTACAACTGGCGATCACGTTCTCGCTCACGCGCTGGAAGGCGCTGATGACGGAGACGTGTTCGAAGTCGCACTCGTTTCCAAGCATGTCCTGGCGTAAGGAGCCAAACCAATGACGATGATCCGTAAGAGTCTCCCGACCCCCGGTGATGTGCATATCGATGCGCCGCTCACCAATATGTCCCTCGGGTTCATGCAGTCGCCCAACGCGTTCGTGGCGACGAAGGTGTTCCCGATGCTGGGCGTTGAGAAGCGGTCGGACAAGTACTTCACTTATGACCGGAGCTACTGGTTCCGTTCGGAGATGCGTAAGCGCGGTCCGGCCACGGAGTCGGCCGGCGCGGGATACGCCATCTCGAGCGCCGACTACAGTTGCGACGTGTATGCGCTGCACAAGGATGTCGACGACGACACCCGCGGCAATGCCGACACGCCGATTCAGGTCGATCGCGAGGCGTCCGACTTCCTCTCGCTTCAGGCGCTCCTGAACCTGGAGAAGCAGTGGGCTTCCGAGTTCTTCACCACGGGCAAGTGGACGACTGATCTCACCCCCACGACCACGTGGGACGACCCGTCTTCGGACCCGGTGAGCGACGTCAACGTCGGCGTTCGCACCATCATCCAGAGCACGGGGGTCGATCCGTCGCAGCTCAAGCTGACCTGTGGTTACAAGGTCTGGGAGAAGCTGAAGGAACACCCGGACCTCATCGACCGGGTGAAGTACGGCCAGACCGCGGGCTCGCCCGCCATGGTTTCGCCTGCCGCGGTCGCCTCGGTGTTCGGTATCGGCGAGCTTTTGATCGCCCGTGCCATCGAGAACACCGCTGACGAAGGTGCAAACGCGTCGTACGACTTCATCAACGGGAAGCACGCCCTGCTTACGTACTCGCCGTCCAGCCCCGGCATCCGTACCCCTTGCTCCGGCCTTACCATGGTGTGGACGGGTCGAGTGGGCTCCAACGCCGCGGGCGGCGTCCTTCGCCGGTTCCGTATGGAGAAGCTCAAGTCGGATCGGTACGAGATCGAGCACGCGTTCGACCAGAAGCTGGTCAGCGCCGATCTCGGATACATGATGGACGACGCGGTCGCGTAACCATAACGCCAAGCCCGATTTCGGTCGGGCTTGGCGCTTCTTACACTGGAGGCCCCTAGTGACGATGTATCAACGCGAGACCTACGACCCGACGCGGAGTATGGTTGCTCGCAAAACGTTTACGTGCCAGGGCGTGAACTACACGCCGGGTAAAAAGTTCGAAGGTGTTGTGGACGATCGCCGGCTGCGGCAGATGTACGAGACTCGCTGGCTCGCGGTCGAAGGCTCGAAAGACGCGGACAGCGCGGTTCGAGCGTACAAGGCAACTCAGAAGAAAGCCAAGGGCGCGAAGAAGCCGGGCCTGTTGGACAGCATCGGGGTGTAGCTCATGATGACGATCCGTGAAACCATCAGCGCCGGCACTACGCTACTCAGCGCGGCGGCGTCGCTGCCGTTCCCTCCGCTTGCCGGGGGTGACGTCGCGGACTGGATGTCAGGCAACAAGGCGCCGCCGGAGTTCGACCTAGAGCTGTCGTCGGATAACACGTCGGCACTCACGAATTTGGAGCTCGACGCGGCCGTTGCCGAGGCACAGTCGATTTCGGACGACGACTTCACGGCGACCAACGGGACGAATACGCTCACGGCGACTACTCACGGATTGCAAACCGGGGACGGTCCTATTCAGCTTACGAATGCGGGCGGGGCGTTGCCGGCCGGTTTAGAGACGGCGACAGACTACTGGGTCATCAAGTCGGACGCTAACGACTTCCAGCTCGCGCTCACGCGGGCGGATGCCCTGGCGGACACGGCAGTCGCTTTTACCGACGACGGCACGGGCACTCATACGCTCGAGGACACCGCGACCACCGAGAGGCTTCAGTGGGCTTCGCATGGGCTTCTCGGTCAGGCCGAGGACGGCGCGATTAATCTTACGGCGACGAAGCGTTTCACGCAGCGATGTCGGCATCGGATTCGCGTCGTCGCGTACTCGGTTTCTGGCGCGGTGGACGCCGGCAATATCACCGTCAAGGCGTTCCCCGTTACAGAGGTGTAGTCGTGCTGGGGAGCCTAATCCCTAGAAACGGGTTGTTGCGGTCGCAGGGACTCGTAGGCGGCGGGTTGATTCCTGGCGCGGGCGACGCCGACACCCTCACGCTCTACGCGGACTACACGCAGCCGAGGCAGCAGGCGTTCCCGACGACGGCCGCGGGATTCAACACGCTCGGCGGTTCGCCCACGGGCTCTCACTCGTGGCTGTGCGACGAGGCGAGCGGAAACCTCGTGGACGAGATCGGCGGCGAGGCGCTTGTCCCGGAGAACTCGCCGCTCCACGATCGTCGCGCGGTCGGCTTCTTTGACGGCACCGACACCTACTCGAAGGCCGCCGTCGAAGTCGAAAAAGACACGTCGCAGCGGGTTAAAAGCGCGGACATGGCGTTCTTGGATCGCGACGAGACGGAGAGCATCGCGATAGCCGTGGACATTTGCATCCCCCAAACGGCGGGCACCGGACTCAAGCAGATCGTCGGTAAGTACAACGGCGGAACGGGGGTCGGCTACACGATTCTGGCGTCGTCCGCGGGCACGGTCGTGCTGCGGGTGGAAGGCGGTGTCACGCGAACAATCGCGCTGTCGGGTCTCAGCGACGGCGCCCGCCATCGTGTAGTGATGGTGATCGATCGAGCGGCACAGGAGCTTCGGGGCTACGACGACGTCAACGGTGCGGCGACACCGGTAGATATCTCAACGGTCGGGACCCTCAGCAACACGATAGATTTCGGGATAGGCGCCCACTCGTCAGGCTTCAGCGCGGCGCCAGCAATGGTCTCCTGGCTGGGCGTGTGTCTAGACGCCGAAGCCGAGAAGGTCACCGGTCTAGGAACAAGCTGGTCCCACGCCACCGACCCCGGCGGCGACACGGCGCTGCACCCCGCGCTCTCGACCTACACCCGCAACTCCGTGACCGCGTGTCCGATCGGCGACGATCCGGCGTACGGGCTCAGGATTGCGAAGTACGGCTCGGGGCAGTTCGCGCACCGCTACGACGCGGACTATTCGCACGCCACGAAGCTCGACATGGCGGGCAGCGACGCGCGCACGAACCTACTCGCCGGCTCCGAGGCGCTGCACGACACGGACTGGGCCGACATCGGGACGCCGACCGTCACCGCGAACGCGATGGAGGCGGCGGACGGATCGCAGACGCTCACGACGATCGCGGCGAGCGGTGCGGCGGAGGGGCGCGACCAGACGATCACGGTCAACGCGGAGACCGAGTACACGTTCCAGATCTTCAACGCGATGCGCGGCATTCCCGGGACCGACGCCTTCGCCGAGGTCGAGATCTACGACGCGGACAACGCCGCGACGATCGACACGCTCCAGATCGATCGCGACACCGACGACCTGAACGCGGCCGAGGAGCTCACGTTCACCACGCCGACCGGCTGCACCTCGGTCGAGGTCCGCGTGCGCGTGGACGACGGCTCGACGATGGGCTTAGGGATGGTGCAGGTCGTACTCGGCAAGCCCACGACCTATATCCCGTCGCCGGTCGGGGCGGCGGGGACGCGGGTCATCACGACCCCGCGGCTCACCAACACCGGCGGTGACACCATCATCACGGCCGACCGGGGTGAGATCGAGATCGTGTGCTCGCTCGACTCGGACGCCAGTACGCCCGCTCGGACGCTGATCAACATCGACGATGGGGCGACGAACAACGGCCGCATCCGGTTGCAGGTGACGAACGTGGGCACGATCGCGGTGCTGATCTGGGACTCGGCCGGCACGATCCGGCAGAACTTCCAGGCCGCCGACCCGGGCAACTGGGATCAGTTGCACACGATCCGGCTGCGCTGGGATACGGCCGCGGGTGTCGCCGGTAACGCGGAAAACTGCGATCTGATTGTCGACGGCGTGCGTACGGCGGGCGCTGTGCAGACGTGGACGATGGGCAGCGGGCTCACGCTCGCCGCACTTGGTATCAACCGGAACGCGGACGCCGAGAACGGCGGCATCGCCCACGTCAAGGCGTGGAGCACGCCGCGCCCGGAGTCGGTGTGAGCCGCCCCGTCGTCATAGGCGTCGCCGACGTGCAGGACATCATCGCCGGTCTACCGGACAGCGTCGATTACAGGCGCACCGGACCTGGCATCCACACGCTGTCCTGGCGCGAGCACGCGCTCACCGTCTGGAACACCGGACTCGTGGTCGGCGGCAAGCGGTGGTTCTACGGCTCCGGTAGCAGGCTCATCCTCGTCGGGCTCGCGCATCTCGGCGCGGACATCCGTCTGGTTTCAGACCTCACGGTCGCGCAACGCGATCAACTGCGAGCCGCTGGCATCCGCGCAATTCGGCGCGTGAGTGACGGCGCGATCGTCGGCCTCATGCCGCCCGTGGTGTTCGCGGGTGAGCAGCCAATCTCAGTCGGACTCGACGGTCAGCTCGAAGACGGCGAACAGTACGCGGTGGACGCCGCGCTGTAGAAGGAAGAAACGACAATGGGCAAATCAAACGTATGGGAGACGGGGCTGTTGGATCTGGTGTTCAAGAACTCCGACTTCACCGGACTCGGCGATGCGGGAGGACTGCTCGGCAGCGCCGGAGCGGGAAATCTCTACGTCTCGCTGCACACCTCCGATCCCGGAGAGGCCGGCGACCAGGAGACCAACGAGATCGCGTACACCAGCTACGCCCGCGTCGCCGTAGCGCGCGGCGCTGGGTGGACGGTCAGCGGTGGGCAGGTCGTGCCCGCTGCGGAGATCTCGTTTCCCCAGGGCACCGGCGGCAGCGGCACCGTGACACACTTCGGCGTTGGCACTGCGTCGAGCGGCGCGGGCAAGCTGTTATACAGCGGCGCCATCACGCCGAACATCGTGTGTGGCGACGGGGTCGCTCCCGCGCTGGACACCGACACGAACATCAACGAGGACTGAGCCCACGGGATGTCTTTAGAGCGCCAGGCACCAGACGCCCTGATCGGTACCTCCGGGTATCAGGGCACGCCTACGCTCGCCGACGTCGCGGACGATCCGGATAGCCCTGACGCGAACTGGCACGTCGCTGCCAACAACAACACGAGTGTCGAGACGCACTGCGGTTTTCCGACGCCGTCGAGTGGGCTCACCGACGGTGCTGACCTTCAGGAGTTCCGCGCGAAGGTGCGCAGGACGGGCGGTTCGGGGCCTGGGACTCCTACAGCGCGTGTCGAGTTGTGGGAGGCAGGGTCACTCGTGCGTGCGGGCGACGAGGTCAACGTCATAGGTTCCCCCGTGATCTCGTTCACGTGGAACGCGACCGAGATTTCCTCCCCGGCCGACGTCGAGATCAAGATCATCGGGACCAAGACGGGCGGGTCGCCGCAGGTACGCGCTTCCGTGGACGTCGGCGCGGTCGAGTGGAACGCGGACATCTCAGCGGCGGCGTCCATTGCCACGGGCGAGTCCAGCGGCGCCGCGACGGCCGCTGCGACCGGACGCGCCGACGCGCGGGCGACCTCAACCGTAAACGGTGTTGCGACCGCAGCGGCTACGGGGCGCAGCGATGCGCGCAGTACGGCGACCGCCAGCGGCGCGGCGACTGTCGCGGCAGTCGGGCGGGCAGACACCACAGCCTCGGCAACCGCGAGCGGTGCGGCCACGGCAGACGGCACCGCTCGCGCCGACGCCAGGGCCACGGCGAGCGCGAGCGGGACCTCCACGGCGAATGCTGTGGGGCGATCCGTGGCGTACAGCGTCGGGGTGGCCAGCGGTTCCGCGACGGCGAGCGCGTTTTCCGGCGGGTCCACGGCGGCCACCGGGACATCGTCTGGCGCAGCGACGGCGGCAGCGACGGGCAGAGCCGACGCTCGCGCGGTAGGAGCCAGCAGCGGCAGTGCCACCGCGTCCGCGACGGGCCGCTCCGACGCTCGCAGCGTCGGCCTCGTCGATGGGACATCGTCAGCAGGAGCGACGGGTCGCTCGGACGCCAGAGCCACTGCAACGGCGAGCGGAAGCTCCACCGTGAACGGCGTCGCTGCAGCGGAGACAGCGGTCGCCACCGGCACGTCGTTCGGGGCCGCGACGGCCGCAGCGGTGGGTCGTGCGGTCTCGCGCGCGAGCGCGACGATCAGCGCCGCGGCGACTGCGAGCGGCATCGGATCATCCATCGCGGTGTCGGGTGGCGAGGCGTTCGCTACGAGCACTGTTGCCGGCGTCGGGTCGTTCACCGTGGCCCCGGCGTGGAAGCCGCTTCTGGTGACGGTCGAATTCGACGGCAACGGCGACCCGGACATCGGGGTCCCCAACCTGACTTGGCATCACCCGAACGGCAGGTTGTGGTTCGCGCAGTGGGGCAGCGAGTGGATCACGATCACGCACGTGGGCGTCGTGCAGTCCGCGAGACGGTTCGTCGCGATCGGTTCGCGCAAAGCACTGGACTACATGACGCCCGGGATCGCCGGAGTGCTGCCGGAACAAGCGCAGGAGCTGCTCGACGACTGCTACGCCGCGGGCGCGCGCAAGATCGTGCGGGACTCGGACGGCGCGACCGTCACCCTGATGCCGGACGTCGTCATCTCGGGGATGGACCCGAAGATCAACGCGCTGGGCGAGGCGTACGACCCGGACGAGACCTATCAGGTGGTGGGGTAGATGGCGTCCAAACTAGATCGCGTCATCGACGAATTAAACGAGTTCCTCGAGCTAACCGTGAAGCGCTTGACCGCCGAAGTTGTCGCGGAACTCGTCGAAGCCAACCCGGTTCAAACTGGTTGGTCTCGCGCAAACTGGGTTCCCGGCACGGGCGATAATGTCGCGGTCGAACCTGTCGGAACACGCCAGAGCGTAAGCACGTCTGAGAGAGATTTAGGTCTCGCACTAATTCTATCTTCGTACGAGATCGAACAGGGCCGCGTGACGATTCAGAACAACGTCCCGTACATCACTACAATCAACGACTTTCACCCAACGAGGGCCGGCTTCGTACAAGAGAGCATCGACCGAGCGGTTAGCTCGATTGCCGGAGGCACACTCTAATGGCTGACAGCGCCGCAGCACGAATCAGCATCTACGACCGCATGGTCGCGCAGTGGAACACGGGCAACGGCGACTTGACGACCGAGGGCGAGCAGTACGAGCCGGACGGGACCGCCTACGTTCGTTTGATGGTCCGCCATGACACATCCAACCAGCGAAGTCACGGCACCGTAAGACGATTTCGCCGGCCCGGACGAATCATCGTGCAGTGCTACTCCCCGTCTGGGGAGGGCATAAACGCCCTGGATGGCATGCAAGATTTGGTCCGTGCTATATTTGAAGGTGTTTCGTTCGACGACATCGACACTTACGCCTCGACTTGCCGTGAGAGCGGCGAAGAAGGTGGCTATATCCGCGGCGTGGTAGAGACGCCATTTGACTACGACGAAGTGAAGTAGGGAGCAAGATTCATGCCAGCCAAAACAAACCGCACCGGATTCCGTGCCGTCCGTGAAACTACTGCTGGGGCGACTCCGCCGCCGACTAGTGGATGGTTCGACGTCGAGATCAACCAGCCGGCCTCGGTCGGCGCCAGTATCACGACCACCGAGCGAAATCCGATCAACGAGAACCGCGCGCGCAGCAAAGGCGTAATCACGGATCTCGACTCCAAGTTTGATTGGCAGCAAGACCTGACGATGGAAGCGTTCGAGGAGTTCCTCGAAGCCGCTCTGTTCTCTACCTACAATCACCCCGGTACGACTGGCGTTGCGTTTTTTCGTCCGACCGCGGCGGTGGACGGCGGTACCGGTGTTGACTCGTTCACGGTCGGCGCCGACGGCGATCTCGTCGCGAACGAACTCATCGTTACGCGAGGATTCACCAACGACGAGAACAACGGTTTGTTCGTCGTGGCATCTGGATCTACAACGACGTCAGTCAAAGTGGCGACTGGAACTCTTGTCGCCGAAGCGGGGCCGCCCTCCAACGCGATCTTGGAAGTGTGCGGCGTTCAGGGCGCGACGAGCGACATCGAGATCGACGGTAACGGCGACATCATTTCGTCAACTCTTGACTTCACAACGCTCGGCCTGAAGAAAGGCCAGATGATTAAAGTCGGCGGCAGCACCGCCGCTACGCAGTTTGACACGGCGGCCTACAACGGCTATGCGCGCATTGCGGAGACGCCGACTGCTAACCTGATCGAGCTCGACAAGCGTAGCTGGACGGTCGGCTCGGCAGACGACGGCGACGGGCAAACCATCCAGCTTATTTACGGGCGATTCATTCACGACGTGGCTGTCACGGACGCGCTGTTCTTGGATCGCACCTACGCGGGCGAAGTCGCGTTCGACGCGGCGCTACTGCCGGGGCCGGCGGCGCACTACATGTATCCGCTGGGCAACAAGCTGAACAAGATGACGCTCGAGTTCCCGCTCGCGGACAAGGCCGGTATGAACATGGAGTTCATCGGCACTGATACCGAGGATCCGACCACGTCGCGCCACACCGGTCCTTCGACGTCTCGCGAGCCGTTGAAGACGGAGGTCGTCAACACGTCCAGCGGTATCGTACGCGAGCGCGTTGCGGAGTTGGACGAGGACGGAATGCTCACCGACATCACGAATTTGTCGCTGGTCATCAACCAGAACGTGTCGCCGCAGAAGGTTCACGGAACACTCGGCGCCAGCTCGATGAACGAAGGCAACCTACACATCGACGTCTCAATCACTGCACTGTTCACGGACGCGACGATCCTCGCCCACGTCCGCGCGAATGAGACGCTAGCGCTCGATGCGATTTATAAGACGCCGAACGAAGGTGGCTTCGGCGTGGACCTTCCCGCCGTAACGGTCGGCGACGATCAGCTCGGATTCTCGGAAAACGAGCCCGTCACCTTGGACTCGACCACGAAGGCATTCAAGGACGGCGACCTGGGATACCAGTGCTCGTTTAGCTTGTTCCCTTACCTGCCGTAAGGAACGCACACGCCCTTCGGGGCATAGGAGGCATCATGGCGAAATTCGGAAGACTGAAGCAGCTCGACATCAAGGGTAAGACGACTCCGTTCGCACTACCCGAGGCGCATGTACCGGAGTTCTGCAAAGAAGTCCCGGTCCTGCATCTGGCCCACATGGGCCGGTCCAACGAGGACTACTACAACGCCCGCATGGCCATCGCCGCGAACAACATGGCACGCGCGACGAAGACGCGATCTGCGGACGAGGTCGACAAGGAGTCGATGAAAGAGGCGCTGTCTCTTAACACGGACCGCGAGCTCATCCCCGCGTACGTCATCGTCGGCTGGGATCATCTGTACGACGACGAAGGAAATCCCGTCACACATAGCCCGAAAGAGGCGAGCGATCTCGTCGCCCAGTTGCCCGACGACATCGTCGATCGCATGAGAACTGTAGCGATGAACGTTGCCAACTATCGCAGCACGCCGGTTGTCAGCCCGGCGGGCGAGGCGGCGCTGGAGGGAAACTCACAAACTGGTTAGAGTGGCAAATCCGCTTTAACCAGGTCGGCTGGAGTGTCGACGAAGGCTTAAAAAAAGGTCGGCCAGCCCCCGACTGGTACTTGGAGAAGCCGTTACTCACACCGGATATGATCGTGTTCGTACAAGCATTCAATGATTTGGATACGACGCGGTCACGTCAGATGTCGCAGGCCGGCGCCCTGGTTGGGCGAATCCCCTGGGACACGATCGATCGCTACGCCGATCATCTGGGGTTGAACTGCGACAACAAGTTGGTGTTCAACCGCATGATGCGTTCCATGGATTCGATCTACTTGGAGCACGAGAAGGACCGAATCACCAAGGCGTCAAAAAAGGCGACGCCCTCCGTCCCAGGTGTGAAGAAGTCCAGGTAACAAGTGGCAACGTTTCCTATAAAAATCGTCATTGACCCAGCCGGCGCCGTGCGAGGCGCCAGCAAGGTCAAGTCCGAGCTCAGCGTCGTTGAAAAAGAAGCGAAGCGAACCTCGGACAGTATCAAGCGCGCGTTTTCCACGCTGGCCGCGGGACTAGGCGTGCGTGAGGTCATCAAGCTTGCCGACTCGTTCACGCTCTTGCAGAACCAACTGCGGACCGTGACGAAGGACTCGGCGGAGCTTGCGTCGGTTTCAAAAGAAGTGCGCGCGGTCGCCAACGCCACGCGGTCGTCGGTTGATGTGACGGCACTTGCCTACACCCGATTTTCACGGTCGTTGAAAGAGACGGGCGTCTCCCAAAAAGAAGTGCTGGCGTTCACGCAGTCGGTGAACCAGGTCATCCAGGAGTCCGGCGCCAGCTCGCAGGAGGCTCGCAACGGACTTATCCAGTTCTCGCAGGGACTTGCGGCCGGCGCTTTGCGCGGCGACGAGTTCCGTTCCATCACCGAGCAACTTCCGGTCATCCTTGACGTGGTCCAAGAAAAACTGGGGGTCACGCGCGCCGAGATTACGAAGATGGCGCACGCAGGGCAACTCTCGGGAAAAATTATCTTCGACGCGTTCAAAGAGGCACGCGGCGAAATCGGCGAGCGGTTCGCCAAGCTAATCCCGACCGTCAGCGGCCAGCTCGAGGTTCTTAGGACCAATTTCGTATTTTTCCTCGGACAGCTTCAACCGCTGTTCACTGGGTTGGGAAACGCTGTTCGATTCCTCGCCGACAACATGACGTTGATTGCGACGGTCGTTAGTGTCGCCCTGGTCCCGGCGATGATTCGCTTGGTCGTTGCTACGGCGAGCTGGATAGCGCTTAAGCTGGCTGAAAGCGTGCTGCTTACGTTCGCCTCCATGGTGCAGTTAAATAATGGGGTTCAGATTGCCGTTGGAGGATTAAAAAAGTTTGGACAGGGCATTGCTGCCGTTGTAGCCGCGAGCCCAGGACTAAAAGGGCTGGCCGCTGCATTTGGCGCTCATGGTATCGCGGCTGCTATTGTAGCGGCGGCGGTTGCGTTGATTGCTTTGTTCGTCGCACTAAAAGACGTACGAAAAGAAATGGCCAAAAGTTTCGAGGGGGCACCTAAATCATTCAAGCGAGCGGCTGAGGTCGCCCCGGTTCTTAGTGCCCAGCTCGCAATAACTAATTCGTTAATGCAGCATCATCAAAGAAGCGTTGATGCGGCGACCGCGGCGACTAACAAGTGGCGAGATGCGCTACTATCAACTGCCCGCGCTATAGGAGCGCTTCCGACTAGCCGAATCAGTGGAGGCATTCGAGCGTTCATAGACGGTATCCCAGAAGTGTTGACGGGCATGCGCCAGTGGGACCGAAGTCAAAGGAACCTGAACGACCGCATGGTGTCGTTCGTAGGGATGATGCGCGCCGTGGTTCCCGTCGCGATTGACGACTACGTCGATAAGCTGGAGAAGGCGCGGGAAGCGCACAAGAAGTTCCTCGAAGAGTTCAAGGCGTTCCAAGAGACTCACGATCCCGTCACCAAGGCCATGAACGACTACGACGCGGCGCTGGCGCTTGTCGATCGTGCCGTACGTAAGGGACTTGTAAATCAGGCCCAGGCCAACGAACTCATGCGCGCCGCCGCATTCGCAATCGGCGAAACTCTCGAGAAGGCGAAGATGCTGGCGGGCGCGTATGAAGGACTGGCCGGCGTCGGCGAGTTTGCCGACCCATCGCAATTCGTACCCACGGCGAACACGGTGGAAGCACAGTTTGCGCGCGACTTCCCCGACCTAGTTCGCCGCGAGCGTGAAGAGCGAAAAGCGCTGTCAAAAGAAAAGCAAGAGCAGGCTCTGAAGGATATCGAGCTCGCAAAAAACGCCGAAGAGATGAAGAGTCAAGCCATCGAAGCGGAGCGTGCTCGCATACAACTTGCGCAGGAGTTCACTAGAGGTTTGGTGGACGCCGCTTTCGATGCGGATAAGTCGTTCAGCGACTTCTTCCACGACTTCTTCCTGAACCTGGCCAAAGCAATTGCTCAGGCGCTGCTACTCAAAGCGATACTCTCCGCCACAGGCGGTTCACCGGACGGCGCTACCGGTGGTATCGGCGCTCTGTTTGGATTCGCCCACGGCGGCGCGTTCCAGGTCGGCGGCGCCGGAGGGACTGATTCTCAGGTCGTGGCGTTCCGCGCCACGCCCGGCGAGCACGTAGAAGTCCGCACTCCGTCCCAGCAGATGGACAGGGGAGGCGGCGGGGGATCGCAGGACGTACGCGTGGTCGTGGTGGATAACAAGAGAGAAGCACAGTTAGAGGTGCTTCGCTCGCGACCGGGTGAACGCGTTATCCTGGAAACGATTCGCAGGAATCGAGATGCGTTGGGAATCTAGGTGCCTGATCTAATCTACAGACCCGACTTCCCGATCCAGCACGAGGTCTCGTATAACACCACGGTCATCGTGGCCGCGAGCGGGCTGGAACAGCGTCGCGCGGAGATCGAGATACCGCGTCAGAGCGTGGAGATGACGCTGTTCTTTACGTCGCTCAAGGAGATGCGCCGGTACCGAACCTATCTGTTCAACAATCTGAACGATACGTGGCGCACCCCGCTGTGGTGGAAAGGTAATGCGATCACTTCTGAAGTGTCGTCGTCTGGGCAGACGTGGCCGCTGGATATGACTTATGTCGACATCGCCGTCGGTGATGACGTCTGGATCGAACGAACAACTGACGATACAGGAGAAGTCTTTACCGTCGATCAGGTGAACGCCGGGGACATTCATACGGACGCAGGTGCGACGGCTAGCTTCCCAGAAGGCTCGCACGTATACAAGCTACAAGACGTCAAGATTCGAGGCGTACAAAGCCGCCGACTTCGCACCGGGCACGAAACCCTCACGGTTTCGCTAGACTTCGCAACACCAACCGCTCTTGGTGGTACAGGCGCGAGTATTAGCACGTTCACCCACAGCGCGGATGGCGGCGCTAGAACACTACTCGACAAAATACCGCTAGGCGAGTCGCCTACCGCGTATCGCTTCGACAACTTTCACGAACGCGTTGACTATGGTCGGCAGTTCGAACAGTTGACATCCGTCGATCCATCCGCGCAGTTTGAAACGCGGCAGTACGCTATTAACTCTCGCGCCGAGTTGCAGTACTGGGAGCTGTTCATGGCTACAGTGGTCGGGGCGCGCGAGCCAATTTACACCGCGACGTATCGCGACGATTTGGTGGTTGACACGCAAGCGAGCGGCCCGGGATGGGCCACTATTCGTGTGACAGACGAGTCTGACGACGTCACCGACTCATTTGATTACGTGGGAGAGTACTTCCCGAACAGTTCGCATAAACAACTACGGTTCGAGAGTAACAAAGGCGAGCAGTACAAAGAGGTCTCGTCCGCGGTTGACTCGGCAACCGGCTTTAACACGCTGACATTGGCGACCGGCCTAACGGCGGACACAGTCATCAGCCAGATTTCTTTTCTCGAGTATTGTCGATGTGAGGACGTATTTAGGTTTTCTCACTACTCGTCTTACTCAACAGTCCAACTCGGATTGAAGCTAATCCAGCGGCACCCGGACGAGTAGATGTCATTCTCCGCAGATGAAAAGTCCATACACGATGGACAAGGTCGAGAGCTTTATGATTTCACCTTGCTAGGTGGAGATACGGCCGCCTACTACTACACGGACTACGACGCGGACCTATCAGTTCTCAGCAACAACTACGTATCTGTTCCGATTAGTCGAACTCGCGTGGTGGCCGTGGGCACGAACAGTCCTAGCGAGCTCGTCGTTCGCGTGCCGCATAACCTGGGCATCGTTGACGAGTTGATACTCAAACAACCTCCTAGATCAGTGGAATTGGAGCTGCGGCGATACCACGGGAACATCGCCAACGTATCTATAGTTTGGAAGGGGTTCGTGAACTCGTGCCGCATCGTCGGGCGCGAAGCCGAGTTGCGAATCCCCTCGACGATGATGGAGACGCTACAGTCCACAGTACCGTCCGTTAACGCACAGGGCATGTGTAATCACGTACTGTACGACGACCGATGCGCTGCGGTACGCGCGTCGTTTACACAGACGACTACTGTTTCGGCGATTGACGGGACGGATGCCCGTATTGTCACTGCGACGACGCTATCAGGCGCCGCCGACCAAACATATCGCGGGGGCGAGATCATCAGAACGACAGATGGCGAGCGGCGCCTAATCGTGGATCAGACCGGCGACGTGTTGACACTGGTTCGCGCGTTTCGAAATCTCTCGGTCTCCGATGCTATTGACGTAGCTCAGGGTTGCGATCACAGAGTCTCGACTTGCAACTCTAAATTCGACAATCTAAAAAACTTCGGCGGGATTCCGTATATCCCAGTAGAAAACTTGTTCCGCTTCGGCGTCCCAGGAGTTTAGCGTGGACCCAAGTAGCTACATTCAAGAAGCCGGTATCTGGGCCGCCGTCGCAGTCATGGCGATCTCATGGGGGATTAGCCAGCTATTCAAACCCGACGAAGAGGACGTCAACCAGAAACGCCCCGAAGTAGACGCCCCGTTGGCCGAAGAAGGCGTTGCCCTCCCTATTTGTTACGGGCGAGTTCGTCTACGTACGCCTCAAGTAATGTGGTGGAGAGGCGGTATACGCGAGCACCTAGTAAACCCGGAGAAGGGAGAGCCGTATCTTCGCGCGTCGCTACAGTTGGGGCTCGGCCTGCACGTGGCGAACAACGACATCAATCGCATCTATGTAGGCGACCGCAAGGCGTGGCAGGGGTTCGCGGCGGTGGAGCCACCCGCGGCCGACGAATCCCGCCTACTGTGGGACGACACGGTTGTGCCGCTCTTCGAGTTGAACACATGGTGGTCTTGGCCCGACGGTATCACACGTCTCGGCCGATACGGTAAAATTAAGTGGTACCCAGGTACGTTCACGCAAGGTCAAAATGAATTTATAGACTCCAGAATTTTAGACCCCGTCCCGAACTTTCGCGGGATATCCTATCTAATGTTCGAGGAGATGTCACTCGGCCGCGGCTCCACGCCTCCCCCCATCCACGTCGAGGTCGTTGGCTACCCCGACGCGCTCAACGGTGCCTCTACACGCGAAATCTCTAATCATGCCAACCCGATGGAGATTATTTATGATCTCTTAACCAACCCGTGGGGCCGGCTAGGTATTGATACCGCATTAGTTGATACCGCGTCATTTCAAGCAGCGGCTGTGACGCTGCACGGCGAGCTATTCGGAGTCAGCGTGTTAGTCGATCGGGCGACGTCCGCGCTATCCGTCATCCGAGAGCTTCTCGACCATGTCGACGGCATTATGTACTTTGACCCGTTCGACGGGACGCTTCATGTTGGCCTCGTGCGCGAAGACTACACAGTGGGATCTCTTCCTGTGTACGACGATGATCACATGGACATCGAGCACGCCGAGATCGAGCAAACGACCTGGCAAGACGCGATTGACCAAATTCGTGTGAGCTACGAGGCGCGTCTATCAAACGGAAAAACAACCACGGCCATCGCGCAGAACATGGCGACGTACTACGGGCGATCTCCTGTCAAGGTACGATCGAAGGACATCAACTATCAATACATAAAAAGCTGGGGGCCGATTTCAAAACTAGCGGCGCGTGAGCTCGCAGTCGCGTCGACGCCGATAAAGCGCGCGCGGATCCCGTTCAATCGTCAGGTGTTCGATCTTCGTCCCAACGACTTGTTCGTGTGGGATTCGGCCGGATATGGATTCAGCGGATGGGTCATGCGCGTGGCCAATATTGACTTCGGCGACTCAAACGACGGTCGCATCTGGGTTGACTGCTTCGAGGACCGGTTCGCGCTCGACAAGCCGGTGTTCGGGGACCCGCTCGAAGTCACGCCGATCACGTTCCCCGACCCGCAGCCGGCCACCGTGCGCCAGACGATCGAGATGCCGCAGTGGATGGGCTACCGCGCAGAGATCGAGGGCCTCGTCGCCAACCGCGATCACGTTCGGCTGTTCACGCTGGCCCGCCCGCCCGGCGACGATGAAGACCGCTACATCCCGCACATCTCCGAGGACGCCGGCACGACCTACATCAAGGACGGCGAGAAGCGGCGCTTCGCGACCCACGCCAAGGTGCAGCTCGCCTACAGCCGCACGGTCGAGCCGTATGACACCGCGCTGCACCTCCGCATCAAATCACTGAGCGACCCGAACGTTTTGCAGGCGCAGACCGAAGCGCAGATCCGCGCGGGCGGCAACCTGGTCTTTGTCGCCGCAGCGGCCGGTGATGAGATCGTCTCGTACGAGTCGTTCGACGAACTGGCGATCAACGCAGCGGCTGAGTTTTGGACTTACGACGCTAGCGCGGATAACTGGACCGACGACACCACTGACTTCAATGACGCCACTAGTTCGGACTGGGGTCCGGGCGGGGACGTAGACGACTTCGGGGCGTTCGGGCTGGCGGACAAATTCACCAAGTTGGATCTCGACAATGCCGGCGGCGTGCAGGGCGCGGGCGGAACGGGGACGTGGCAGTACTGGAGCGAGTCGGGATGGTTGGCCTTGGCGGGCGTGACCGACGGTACGTCCGGGTTCACCGCTGCTAAGGCCGACGGGCAGGTCGTCATGTTCACCGCTCCGTCGGACTGGCAAAAGACGTCGCTCAATGGTGGTGCGTCGCTGTACTTCGTCCGGTTCCTGATCACGACTCAGTATACGACGCAGCCGATCTACGACCAGGGAACGGTTGGCGGTGTCTACCGGCTCAAAAACATCTGGCGCGGCAAGCTCGACACGTCCCCGATCAACCTGGCGGTGAACGACGAGCTTTGGTTTGTCGCCGATGACGACGTTTGGCTAGAAAACCTCGGGGAGCTCGGGCTCGACGGCGACGAGGCCGCCAAGATCAAGCTGCAAACATACGACGGCGTCGTGGGCATGGACCTCGCCGACGACACGGCCGAGGACCTGCAACTCGTGAGTCGCTCGCTACTTCCCTACCCGGTCGACAAACTACTCGTTGCGCCCGAGCCGCCGATCAACGCTTGGGACTCCGCCGACGACGCGCTAAACGAGTACCCAGGCGAGACGCTCGAGGGCGACTCGGACCGCTGGATCGTCGGACCCGAGATCCTCCCCTCGTTCCTACGACGGCTCCGCATCCAAGAGTCCATCCGTCGCGGTGACGATGCCGACGAGGACCCGGACGAGACCGGCTTAGGGCCGACGTTCGGCGCGACCACCTACGACGTGGACGTGGACGCGGACGGGGGCGGGTTCGTGAACATCGGCAACGTCGCGGACGACGGAGACCCAGTCAACCTAGAGCCCGTCGCGTTCTCGACCGGGTCGTCCGAGGCGCTGCGCGTGCGCACCAAGCGCGCCGACGACGCGGCGGATCGCTACAGCTTCACAAGCCCTGAAGTTAAGATGCGCCTCGCCGAGTATCGGCAGCTCCTGCCGAACCCGAGCTTCGACGACGCGACGGACGGCCGCGGCTGGACGCTGGTCAGCGGCACGGTCGCCTACGTGGATAGCGCCGATGCGCTCGGGTTCGACGGGAAATACGTCCACGCGACGACGTCGCTGGCAGTGCTCGAGCGTGTGGTCGATGTGCAAGCGCTTTCCGCGCCCGGCAAAGACGCGCACCTGATCTTCTATGCTCGCGATTTGAACGCCGCCGGCACCGACAGCGTGCGCGTTAAAATGATCAGCGAGACATCGTCTGGAACACCAACAGTCCCATCCGACGACTCGGGCGATTTGACGCCGTCCACCACGCACTGGGATCGTCATGTGTTGTCCATTAATAATCTGCATGCCAGCACGGCTCAGATCCGTATTCGCATCGAGCTGCAGTTTGCCGCTGGACCCGCGATCGACGGCGCGGTCGACGGCTTCGACTTGCGCATCTGCGGCAACCTGAGCGCCGACCAAGTCACGAACGGTGGCTTCAACACTGACCTCACGGGCTGGACCGCGCAGGACGTCGCCCGCGTCGACGACGCCGGAGCGAGCGAGGGCGCGGGCTATGTATTCGGCGAGGACGTGCCCGGCGGAAACATTACCAAGACGATCGCGCTCGCGGGTGGGTTCTCGACGGGTGATGTCATTTGGTTGCGATGCCGGCGCCGAGATGGGGCGAACGAGGACACCGGCACGGTGTCCCTGATCGCCAAGGACGCTGGCGGCAACACGCTGCGAACCGCGACCACGGGACCGACCACGACGGGCGATCCCGGGGGTATCTGGCAAGTGCAGGACCTCTACCTGATCATCCCGAACAACTGCACCCAGTACACGGTGCTTTTCGAGACCGACGGAGACGCGCAGTTCGACGACGTCTCTGTTCACCTGTTTGATCTTAGCTAACCGGATGCACACCATTAAAATAGACACGCTTATCGTCAAAGGAACCGAACGCTACTTTGCTTCGTGCGGAGTGTGCAACATGGCCACTGGCGTTTGTAAAACTGCGGAAGAAGCTAGTCGCCTGATCGGTACCCGGCCGTGCGACGGGAAGAAACCGGGGCCGTGTTAGGCTATTGGAATGACCGACGAACTGGATCAAGACCGGCCGGCGGACGCCCAATCGGACGAAGACACCGACGAATCGGGCGGCAAGAGACGGAAACGCCTCCTCCGCACTCTGGGCCGCCCGATCGTCGGGGTCGTTTTAGGCATACTGCTCGGCGCGCTTTGCTCTCGCCTGCCGAGTACGTTTCAGGCGCCATGCGAGGCGCTGTCACACATATTACCGCAAGCATGCGGGATAGGTAGCGAGCATGAATAAAACACGAAGAGTCGCAATGTGGGTTGTAGGGTTGTTCGGCGGATTCGCGCTTACCGCGACACCGGCTCTTGCCGATACGCTCGGCGAGATTGCGCAGGGCGCCCTGCAATCGTTCTCGGACGGAAACTACGGGCTCGCCGCGGTAATGCTCGTGGTCCTAGCGACCGCCGCGGCACGTAAGTTTCTGCCCAAGAGATACCCGTTCTGGCGAGGCGATCTCGGCGGATCCCTGCTCGTGCTCGGCGCCGCATTCGCCGCCACGATGGCCGCGGCGCTGCCCACCGAGGGCTGGTCGCTTGGTCTTTTGTGGACTTCGGCCAAGGTTGCCGCGGCGGCCTCCGGCGGATATACCCTGGTCAAACGCATCGGCGGCGCCCTGATTGGATATGCAAGCGCCCGGGGTTGGATCCCTGGTTGGGCGAACGTGGCCCTGATGTTTGTGTTGAAGATGTTCCAGCCCCGTGGCGAGGCGGCTGTTAAGAAAGCCGAGGCCGCCGGCAACGCCGCTGTGATGGCGAAGCCGTCAGCCGGCCTCTCCGGTCCGTCCGGCGAGCTCGAATAGATCGCACACAGACGACGTGCGTATATCGCTCATGCGACGACTCTTCGCGGCTGTGGTCGCCGCCGCAGCGCTCCAGATGTCCCCCCCACTGTTGAGCGCTGCGGCGGCCGATCCTGTACCCCGCGTCACAATCCCGACCGAGCTACTATCCCCGGCGACAGTGACCACGGACGGCGGTTCTGTGGCGCGTCTGGACGCCGGAGACTGGCTCGTACCGAAGACGTACCGAGACGACTGGGACGCGGAGATGAGGCGCCTACAGGACCAGGAAACGCGTTTGGAGGCCGAGAACGAGTCCTTGAAGAAGTCGCTCAGAGCAACGGACCCAAAATGGTATTGGCTGGTCGGGGCGTTTGTGTCCGGGCTTACGATTAAATACGGCTACGACGAAGTGAAAGGGCGGTTCTAGACTGGTCATGATACCAAGAAAACTATGTAATAAGTGTGGGGTTGAATATCCGCTGACGACGGAAAACTTCCACCGTAGTAATAGCTCTCCGACCGGGCTCTCATACACGTGCAAGTACTGTAAGAACCAGGCGTCCGCCGATCGTCGATCACTACAATCCAACGAGTCGGACGAGCGCGCCAGGGCTGAACGCGCTGCCCGACAGGAGGATCCTTACCAGGCGTTGCGTCCCGAAGACTTCGACGTCGGCGCACTAAACGACGGCAAGATCGATCGCAACGCAGCCCGCGAGAAGCGACAGGAGTTCAGTCGCTCCATGGGTACGCTGTTGTCCGAGGTATCCGAAGCTGCATCCCACGGCGCAGACGGCGCTGGCTTGCTTGACGCGATCTCCGACAAATCAGTTCGATTCCTAACCGTGGCAAGCGAACAGGAAAAGCGGTTCGGCAACCGGCGGCACGCCCGCTCGTTTTCTCTGGCCATGGCCCACGAGGTGATGGCGATGCGCTTGATGCGCGACGTCGCCGATCGATACTTCTCCAAGAAAGTCGAGCCGAAGGGATGGTCTAAAAAGAACGGCCCTCCGCATCCGGCGAAAAGAACCGTGTGCCTACTGCTATCCGATTTACACTTCGGTGCCGACCTCGGCGCGCTAGATGAGCCGATGCCTTATCGCGCGATCGAAGAGGCGCGCCGACTCGAGTATGTCGTTCGTCAGGCCGCGGACTACAAGCCGCAGTATCGAGACGTGTCCGAGCTCCTGATCATGCTGAACGGCGATGTGATTCAGGGGATGCTCCTGCACGACATTCGAGATGGCATTCCGATCGTCGAGCAGAAGGCGGTGTTCTGGCGATACATGACCGAGGCGATTGGATACCTCGCCAGCGCGTACCCAAGCGTGCGCGTGGTGTGTCAGCCGGGCAACCACGGGCGCGACAAGCTCCGTCACCCGGGGCGCGCGACGTCCCGCAAGTGGGACGGACACGAATGGGAGATGTATTACGCACTCGCCGTCATGTGCAAGTCGCTGAAGAACGTAACCTTCGACGTCCCCTTCCGCGCCGTGTCAATCATCGATCTGTACGGCTCCAACCTACTACTCACCCACGGCGATACCGAAGTCAAAATCGGACACCCACTGAAAGCGGCGGCCAACAACGCGTCGGTGATGGACAACATCAACAGTACGATGCGGTACGGCTGCACGTTTGACGCCGCGGCGTTTGGTCACTGGCACTATGGCGTATACGTTCCCGGCGCCGTAAAGCTGGTCCACAACTCGGCTTTGATTCCGCCGGACGGATTCTCTCGCTCGCTGGGATCCAACCACAGCGTGTGCGGACAATTTCTGTGGGAGGCGGTCGAAGGTCACCCGGTCGGCGATGTCCGCTTCATCACCGTAGATCAATCTCAAGACCACGACGAGTCGCTCGGCGACATCATTCACCCGTTCCGGTTCGAGGCGGAGTAGACCGTGACGAAGATGATTGTCGCTGAGATCGCAGTTTGGATTGGCTGGCTCGTAATACTCGCGTATGCGTACTGGCCGAGGCGTAGCAAATTGGAGGGCAAATGAACACGCTGAGTGCGGTTGCGAACTGGGCGTTTTACATCGCAGGAGCGGCGGCAATGGTGGGTATGGCGATTGTTGTGCTCATCTGGTTTGTCGATCGCCTCCTTGCTTTCTTCCAGTGGAACAAGGCGATCATCGAGTACCTAATCCATAGAAAGGCGTTCGTCGCCTGGAAGCGCCAGCGGAATATCGACTCTTTGTACCCGGGGAGGAACGAATGAGCCGCCCGGTGACTCTGGCAGACGCGCAGCGAATCACGCACATATCGTTCGCTCCCACCGAGGGCGTTAGCCGGTTGCGAGACTTCCAAGAGCGAGAAGTCGACTACCTGATTTCACTTATCGGACTTGGTGAAGAACCAGGGCTTCCGAACAACACAAGTGAATTCTTGCGCATGATGCGATCGACCGACGGGACGGGGAAGCCTGCCGAGACAGGCGGAGCGTGGTGTGCGGTAACGCGCTCTCACGCCGGCCAAAAAGTCGCCATCGACACACGTCACCGATGCCCCTATGCGCCACATCGTGGCGCGAGACGGCTTACACGCAACATTGCGGACGCCGGGGGCTGGATCATCAAGCCCGGCGAGTCGTTCACAAAGCAAGTCATCATCCCGAAAGGCGCGGCGCTCTGCACGAAACACGGTGTGTGGCAAGGGCATTTCATGACCGTCATCAATCACGACCTACGCGCAGATATTGTAACGATCGTCGAAGGGAATCGAAACAATCGAAAGACGAACGGCAAGCGGTATGCCGTAATCGACGTGCGCGAACTTAAGCCGGCGCAATGGCGCCGCAGTAACCTGTACGGAATCAGCGCCCTGTGGGTGCCGAGGCAACCATGACGCTAGTAGTGCTATACGCAGTAATGTTCGCGACGGTGACCATCGCGTCGTGGATGCTGGCCATGCGCAAGAAAGAGTACGGGCCAATTGCAACCGCGACCGCGTCCGTGTTGGTCGGCGCCTTTTGGCCTCTTGTCTTGTTGACCGGGGCATACCTGCTCGTTAGAGACAGAGACAAGGAAAATCAGTAGTTTAGACAGTCGTGTGCGGCTCGCGTGCTACCCTTGGCTGTGCTCGAGCTTGCCGCTGTGTTCCTGATCTCGTTGTTTTCCGACCTCCTGTCCTGTGAGTGGCAGTCCGCCCGGGAGCGAGGACAGCTCGCCCGTATCGCGGCCCTGAGCGCCGTCATAGAGGCTATGAGCTGGTTTCCTATCTTCGTCGCGGTATTCACGCAGGACGTGAATTTGGTCGTGTCGGGCATCTGCGGGGCCGTGGTGGGCGGTGTGTGGGGTGCCTCGCGAGAGCGCCGTCGCGGGACAAAATACCGACACTTACGAAAAAGTGATGGGGATTTTGTCCCGATCGGGAAATTTGAATTCGCGAATCGCGAACTTATCCCGCTCGGGAGTCCGAGAAGGGACGAATATGTCCCGATCGGGAACGTACCCGACCGGGGTACGAACGTACCCAACCGAGGTACGAAGTGAAACTTCAAGAGGCGCCGCATATGTGCGGGCCGACTGCGCTGTCGAACGCCTTGCTGTCGGTAGGCCGGGACATCCCGCCAGCGGCTTGCGCGGAGTTGTGCGGCATCACCCCGGATGGAATCGGCGACGAAGACCTGGAGCGCGCCATCGAGCTCTTGGATTTCACACCGACCGTGGTTCGGTCCTGGTACGCCCTCCGAGGCGCCCTGGACGCCGGTGCCCCTGTCGTGTGCTCAGTCCAGGAAGATCGCCCCTACGACCACTGGGTAGCGGCCATCGGTACACTCGGCGAGCTCATTGTGGTGGCCGACTCTCTATCGTACGAGGTCGTCAAGACCTACAAGCGCGTCGACTGGCTGGCGATGTGGAGCGACGGCGCCGAAGGACGATACGGCGTGGCGCTCGATTCTGGCTAGCCCCGCCCCTCGCGATCGAAGACGGCCTGCACGACGTCTTTAACATCCTCGGTGAGCTTGGCCTCCACTGTGCCTATGGCGGTTTCGGTCACCACGTAGACCTCTCCGCTCGGGGCGTTGAGGTAGAACTCGACCACGGGATATCTGTTCGACAACTCCTTGAGTGCCGCAAGCTGCGCGTCCAGCGACCAAGAGGGGGACCAAACGTCGTCGAGCGGGATCTTAATCATCTCATCGATCTTCTTGGCTTCGTCGCCCATCAGTACCCCCCGTCGTCCCAGTCCGGGTAGTCGGGCTGGACGATCACGCGCGGGTTGTTGGCGGTGCGCTCGCGCTCGATCTCGGCGAGGCCGTCGCGGATTTGTTGTGCGCGGGACTCGATGAATGTGGTTGGGGGCTTCACGGTCACGATCTCGCCGCGCGTGGCGCGGAACGCGACTAGTTGCGAGCCGGCGACCTCGGCGAGGTCCTTCGCCTGTGCTAACCCGCCCTCGAAATAGGCCGCGCGGCCGTCGCTGAACTTCATCAAATGGAACGTGTGGATCGAGATGGGCGGGGCTTCTGGCAGCAGCATGATATCGGAGACGAATGATATATCATTGATTGGGAGACGGCCGCGAAGTTGCCAGACCTTTTGAAAGGGCCACGACACGCCAACGTCTTCGACGGTCCCGTCCAGGTAGTAGAACTTCGTCATCTTCGTCGCCTCCAATCAGCCAGCTCGGTCGCGGCGGCAGTCGCCCACCACAGCGGCCACAGTGTGCTTGCGACCGTCGTGAATATAGTCCGTGAACGCCGACGGTTGAAAATCGCGTCCGCCCTGGGGTAGATCCAGGTCGCCGTAGCGACGGCCGGGATCAGCCAAGCAAGTGCTGCCGAGGCGAGCATTACGGCGAGAAGAAGAGGCGTGCTCGGTCGTAGTCGCCCATACCAAACGCTATCAAGTGCGTTAAGTCAAGTGCGACGACCGCGGCGCCCCCGGCCTGACAATCCCAACCGGTGTAGTCACAGCTCGCCGACAGGAACGCAAAACGTCCGTCGCGCAGACGGAACACCCCGAGCCAACTGGGTCCATCGTTTTCTCCGTCGCTCATCACGAGAATTTCAACAACATCGTCTCGGGTGAACTCGTTGACTGATACTTGCGTATCGCCTTCGGCCGCAGATACGCTAGCGCCGTCATGATATGCGGCGGCACACGTGTCCGGCTCACCCGCGAAACCAAATACCTCTCCCCAGTCGTATTTGTCCAGTTGCTCGAGCATCGTCACTCCTTCTTCTCGAATTGTCGCCGCCGCAGATCACTAAGCTCCGCGAACGCGCGTATTAGTCCCGTTGCAACATCGCACTTCTCGACCTCGGCGATCAAGTCCCGGCCGCCTTCATCCCACGCATCGGCGAGTGCCTCCATCTCCGGCGTGACTTCCGGCGGGTTGACCCACGGATTGCCGTGGTGCGGCGACGGAGGGCCACGCCACGGATCGGTCGTGTTACGCTTTATCCGAGCCATAGGTATGTCTAGCACGGTGGGCGCGGCGCTAGTTATTTTTTCTGTCGATGCTCGCGAGCGCCTGTCGTTAGATTTTTCGTTCATAAAATCTCCATCACAGCTTCGATGAACGCCGTGGCGAGCGGCTCGACGATCGCATTTCCGTAGGCGCGCAAGAGTCCCACGCGTCCGGCAACCCCATAAGCCAACGGGAATGTGCCGGGTTCAACTGGCCGGGCTTTTCCGTCGGTGCAGGGGATCCACTCGACATCGGCCCAGAACCCGCGCGTGACGCCGCTGTTGGCAGGTCGTGACCTGTTGCAGCCCTTCGTTGAGTCGCCCTCATAGCCCCTTTCGCCCCATGGATCGCTCGTCAACTCGGCCAGGAACGATTTGACCTCGGTCCTGAAGGCGTCGCAGCCACTCCGCGGCGAACGGCTCGATTTCGTTGTAGACGACACTGCTCAAGAACACTCGGCCTTGGTGAGATAGAAGTAGATCCCCGGAGCGCATTCGAGTCGGCGATCATCGCAGTAGTGATTCGCTCGGACAACTTCTCCGGTGGCGTATCTTGTTTTTCCGCCGTCGTGTCGGTGACGATGAAGCAAGTCCACGTCAGGGGTGATAACACGCACGTACTCGGCCCGACACTTGTACGATCCGATTCCGTTCGTTCTCCTGGCGTCGGCTGGGACTTCTACCTCTATGACGCGTATGTTGCGACCGTCGTTGACTTGCTTCCAGGCGCGGAACGATCCGGTACAAGGACATCGCTCTGGATTGAGCTCTGCGCCTCGCAGGTTCGCGCCTTGCAGGTTCGCGTTTCGCAGGTACGCGTCTCGCAGGTACGCGCCTTCCAGGATCGCGCCTTGCAAGTCCGCGCCTTGCAGGTCCGCGCCTCGCAGGCTCGCGACTCGCAGGTTCGCGTTTCGCAGGTCCGCGCCTCGCAGGTACGCGCCTTCCAGGATCGCGCCTTGCAAGTCCGCGCCGCTCAGGTTCGCGCCTTCCAGGTCCGCGTATCGCAGGTTCGCGTATCGCAGGTTCGCGCCTTCCAGGTACGCGCGTCGCAGGTCCGCGCCTTGTAGGTCCGCGCCTTGCAGGTTCGCGCCGTACAGGTTCGCGCCGTACAGGTTCGCGCCGGGTTCGATCGTGTATCTGTTGGCTTTCATTTTCTTAGGTCCTTGCACGTCCCGTGCCAGCGCAACAAATAAGTGTTTCCCGACACATACGTGTACGCCCCGTGACAATCTGTCGCAACGGTGGCTACTACAGTATCCGCCGTGCCCCTTTAGTGCGTGGCCCCGGGGAATACGCGGCGTCGCGTGAACCGATCGCAGTCCCACAAGCCTATTCCGATAGCGTCCCACACATCCCACTCGGCATTCGACAATCCGGCAACCACCTCCATTTCCGACGGCAACAAGCGAGATTTCACGCGATCCGTAATCACATATGGCGAGCGCTTACTTTTAGGCTTCGGCGTCTGTCCTTTCCACTCCCTAGGAAGCACGATTCTAGAAGCACAAAAGGCCGGTGCGAGCGCCCCGCCGACCGCGGCCAGCGGGATGATTTTGTTAGGGTCGGATTTCGTCTTCCCGGGCGAACGAGCGTCGTATATCTGAGGCCACTCGAACACGAGCTCAGACTGGGATGGATCGACGACGGCGCCGACGGCGAAGAGGATCGCCTGCGCCATGTGGGACGCTCTATCGAGTTCATTACCGCTCGCCACGGGTTTCAAATATCCCGCTTTGATTAGCATCAAATCGCGGAATACGGCGAACCCAGACTTGACGATGCTGGGATCTACGGCGACTAAATCCACGACTCTCCGCGGCGAGGTTTCGGCTTTCTAAGCCCCGCGACCTCGCAGGCGACTTGCATCTCTTGATGGAACAACTTCGACAACAGCGCCTCGGGATCGTCGGGCATCCCGGACTCTTCGAGAGCGTCGTTGAAACGTATGCGAGCGCAGCGCTCGGCCTCGGGAATCAAGCGGTTGACGGACTCGACGTAGGCGCAGTCGTGATAGGCGCCCTCCGTGTGACCACGGGGGCACGGGGGCGTCGCGTCGCTAAACTCGTCGTCCACGTCACTAAAGTCGAAGCCGGTCATCGCGAAGCCATCCAGTGGCGGTGCAGTTCCACGACGTCTCGAGCGTCCTGGAGCGCGTCGTGCTTGATGTCCCTTCCCAGGATATCCCGTACCGCGCGATTCGACGTTATGGGAAACCCGTTCGGGGACAACAGCGAACCGAGCTCGACCGGGCGATAGTGAAAGAACGAGTCGGTAAACCCGCCGGCTGCTTTGATAAATGCAACGTCGAAAGCGGCCACGTTGAAGCCGACGGGATGAGGGCCTCGCTTCGATCCCCATTCGATTGTGTTCATCCAGCATTTTAGATTGAACAAGGCGACGTTAAGGGTAGTAGTGCGCTCACCTTGATCGGCGATTCTTTTCAGAATCCGGGCGTTCATCTGTAACGCGTATGCGTCCCCTTCGTATCGGGCGTGTCGCACGTCTGTGTAGAAGTACGGAAGCTCGTGAACGGGGACAGTAGGATCGTCCGGATCGAACGCGACGACAGCGATTTGAAGAATCTGATCTATTTGGGGATTTAGCCCGGTGGTCTCTAAGTCTAGTGCTGCGAGTCTCATAAAATCTCCTTCTCTAGTTATTACTTACTGCGAGCGCACGTTGTTTGCGTCGCTTTCTTACCGCGCGCAAAAACACGTCCGGGTCCATCCCATGGAACTCCGCATAGTGAGGCTCCGTGTGACCAAGCGCTACTGTTCCAATTGGAAGGTCGCCGCCGGACACAACTTCTACGGATGCGAACTCACCCGAGCAAAACGCGCAAGGCAAGTATGGTGTCGTGCTTTTTACTTCCATAGCAGCGCCCCTGGTGATCCTATGAACACGCACTTGGCAGGAACGCGCCCGCCCGTGTCCGCGTTGATGGTCCTCTGCTCCGTCGAGTCTAATACCTCCGCCCAGCCATACAGATCACGTACCCATTCCGTGTCGGCGTTTGACGCGAACACGATGGCGCCTCGTCGCCATGCTCGCATGAGCGCCGAGGCCAGCCGGGCTTGGTCGTCGGCCGAGAAGCCTTGTGTCGTATAGGAGTTGTAAGTTCCGTCGTACGGCGGGTCGGCGTAGATCACATCGCCGTCACCCGACAGATTAACGACGGCCTCGAAGTCGCCGCAGTAGATCGTCGACCCTTTCAGAACCTCGGAAACGTCGTGCCATTTCTCTTTGTTGGGGAATATCGAGCCGATGGCGTCGCGACCTTTTCGCTCGACGACGGACTCTCGCCAGCCCTTCGACTTATCCCCGGCAGGGACGTTGAAGCCTCCGTTAGAGTTGACGCGGTATACGCCGTTGTAGCCCAGTTTGTTTAGAAACGCGGTTCGTGCCGCCGCGACCTCAGGCGCCAGCGCGACGGGGTTGTGGGCGCACCACGGGTCCATAGCGCGCACGCGATAGTAGTTGTCCTCGCCGATGCCGTTGACGCACAGCCCAGACAACGCAAACGCGACGGCGCCAGGGCGGTCGCGGACCTGTCGGTAGAAGTGTACGAGCTCGGGAATAGCGTCGCCGAGAACCATTCGGCTACCAAGAGCAAGGTGTAGGGCGAGTGCGCCCGATCCCAGGAAAGGTTCAAAGTATCGGCCGCCGCGCTCGAGAGCGCGCTCGACCGGGGGAGCGATTAGCTTCAGGTGCCGGGACTTGCCGCCAGCCCATTTGAGTAGGGGTCCTGGCATTTCAACAACCCAAAGCCGACAGGATCCGATCCAAGCGTGCAATTGCCAACGGAACGTCGTCGGTGATTTCGTCCAGCCACAGGTTCAGCGCAATACGACGTATGTGCTCGCGCGTCTGCGGACGGTCCGTCAGCGCAAGCGTGCCGTATACGAAGCTGAGTCGCTGTAGGTAGCGATCTCGTTCGCGCTCGTATGCGGACCGGTCCACCATCACACCATGCACTTAACACAAACGCCGCAACGGACCGACTCCGACTTACCAAATACGTCAACCGGGCAGACCATGCGCTTCGTTCGCGCACCGAGCGACGTGAACCACTCATAGCCGGGCATCGACTCGTCGAGCTTGCCGTCGCGGCCGGCGCGCAGCGCATAGTCGGGGAACACGACCGAGTCGTGCGGAAGATCGATCGGAACCGTGCCATCAGTCGTCAGGTAGCAGATGCGGAAACCATAGTCCCGCGCGGCGCGACGCATGATGTTGTAGTTCTCGGCGTCGGCGGATAGGTTGACAACAAGGTTGTCTACGTTCGACAACGGCTCGAGATACGCGACGGAGCGCGTGTAAATCCAATGCCGCGTGTTGGGTGACCAGCGGCAGACGCGCGCGATCCACTCCGCGTATTGGTAGGAGTACACGTCGCCCGACACGTGCCAGCGGAAGTCCGGGCAGTTCTGCTCAATCCACGAGGCCATCGAGTCTGCCCACGCTAGATCGGGCGTGGAGTCGTCACCTAAAATCTCACGAATCGTTCGCGAATTGTGCGCGTAAAGCGCGTGCGTATCCGGCGCCGCCTTCTCCAAATTATGGACGTAACAGGCCGTTTCACACAGCGACGTCCGATACGGGCAGTCGGCGATCTGAAGCAGAGAAAAAGCGTTCGGACGCGGGTCCTCGTAGGTGCCACAGCCGGCCGTGATCTTCTGGTTGCCGTCCACGTACAGATAGCGGCCGTCATGCCCGACGATCTGCTCGGCGACAAACTTCGTCTTGGCCGCCGTCGACGTGGCTGGGAGTACGGGGAGACTACTCATAAATCACACACAGACCTTTCAACGCACGTCTCGTCCGAGCGTTCTTCAAATTCAGCAGCCCGCACCGAGAGCAGTACAGCCAGTGGTAAATTTTCTTGGTCATCCGGTGAGGGCCGGTGTTGCGGACGCCTTTTGAAGTCAAGAAGTCCGCGGCCTCGGCCGCGGATAGCTGAATCATTTCTTTTGCGATGGTAGTCCTCTGCGTCGCAACTCGGCTTCGACTGAGGCGCGTAGTGAATCGAAGTCGTAGCGCAGCAAATCCGTCAATGACCTAGGATTCCTATAAGGCTGCGTCGTCTCCGGCTCGACGTGCTCGGGGATGGCTTGCGGTGCGTTCTCCGGCTCGATGTGCTGGGGAATGGCGTCGCACCCTTCAAGGCATCGGACGTACCCTGAAACCACGTGCTCGCCGCTGTGGCCGCAGGGGGCGGTGCCGGGCTTTCCAATCATGTGGCCTTCTCCTCTGGTTCCCAAGGAATCAAACGATCATTCTGGTACACAGGCTCCGCTCCCTTATATAGACGTCGCATGAGCGCGGGCTCGGCCGATACGCGCACGTCGGGACAGCAGTCCTGCATGACGGCGACCATCACGTCAACCATTCGATGGGCCGCTTCGTGCGACTGCGTCTCGGGCATCTCCACAACAGCCTCGTCGTGGATGAACGCAATCGGTCGGCAGTTGTACAGCGACGAGCGCGTATCGGTGTAGCACTCACGAACAATCGCCCAGTATGCCCTTTTGGCGCCGTATGCCGCAAGTGCTGAAAAATACCCGTTCGCGGCTTGGCAGAAGCCGACTCCGCCACGCACGATGCCCGATCCGAAGTGAGTGATAGACCCTACGTCTTCGACTTGTTTCGAGATATATTCGAAGTAAGGTCCGGCCTCGAGCCAACGGTTGAACCACGCCTGCCGGATCTTGACGGCCTCTTCGACGCACGCAAGGCAAACCGGCGAACCAGTCGGGCGACCCTTCCACTCCACGATGCGCTCTTCTCCACACCGTTGCTTACCGCCGGTCAACAAACAGAAGCGGACGCCCTTATACGGCTTACCGTCGGGCGCCTTCGTGTACATACCGGGCGCCTTGCGGTTCGTGATGACAAACTTCGGTGGCCCCATGCCCCCGGCGTATCCAAAGTTTCCCCACTTCGCGGCCTGGCGGTAATCCTTCAGGTCTGTCTTTTTTAACGGAATGAATTCTTCATACGTACGGCCGCACAGATCGGCGCCGAGGATTGAGTGTGCATCGGCACCGCTGTTGATCGCGTCACCTAATGTGGAGTATCCGAGCAGATTGATACAAACCTGCGCCCACGTAACCATCTCGACACCGGAGAAGTCCACCGATGCCAGGACCATGCCGGGACGGGCGACGATACACTCGCGTACGCTGATGTCACCGTGCGCGCTGGCTTTGCGCGGCATGGTCTGCACAATCCCCGAGTATGACACTCGCTCATTAGCGAGCGGCACGTTGGGGTATAGTGGAACTCCCCTGCGTAGCCCGGGGATGTAGGTCGATACCGTCTTGAGGTCCTCTCCCCAGTCGCCGTAATCGACGAGCAAATCGCTCCCAGAGTCGACAAGGATGTCGCGCGCGGTCATCACACCGCCCTTTTCAGTGCGCGGCACGCTTGGGACATTCAAATCTAATGACGTACCGGCGCAACGAGAGCAGGTAATCGGCTTACCTGTTTTCTCGGACTGCGCCTTTCCGGTGCCGTGGCAGCCTTGGCATGGATCTGTCGCCCCGTATGCCAGCGCGACCAAGCGGCGGAGCGGGGCTTGCTTCTTGGACAGTTTGATGATCTCGCCGTCAACTTCAAGCTCGAGCTTGCCGTCCTTCTTTTCGGCAATCAGCCCCTCGGCCATGAACTGATGAATACTCGCCACGATGTTTTTCTTGGTCTCGGCTTCCAGAGCGTCGACCATATCCGGGTCGGTAGCGAATCCCCAGGCCGCGCCCAGTGCCAGCGCGAACGACGCCCGGGACATCTCGGCCAGCATATGTAGATTCATCGCGCGACGTGTACTGCCATCCCCACGGGGAGTAATAGCGACCTGCGCGAGCGCGACCTGCAACGGATTCGTCACGTCGTCGAGCGGATACGTCCGAGCCTCTTCGGGCCAAGAGTCGATCGGGACGCCGTCGAGCAGAGCGTACCGCATGCGCCAATAATCGTTGTCCTTCGCATCGACGCGATCCAGGACTAGGTCGGTGACGACGGCGAGCGAGTAGCGATTGGTGGCCTTGAAGTTCTTACCCGGGTCGCGCAGTCCGCCCCCGGTGCGCGGATCCAGGCCGAGGCATCCAATGCCGATGGCGTCGAGCATCTCAGCGAGAAGCACATCGTAGATTTCACCACGATCGTACTTGGCGAATATCTGCGGCCACAAGTTGATCCCGCGGCGTGCGAAGTCCGTGGCCATCACGGTCATGTCGAACGCCAGATAGGCGCCGATGACGACAACGCCGGGCTCGAGCAGTTCTAAGAATCGACGCCTGAGCTCGGCCTTCCCGTCGTCGTCCCCGCCGTGTACGGTAGCGACGCCAGAGCGATCCAGAAACGATCCGCAGACCACCGGGGGCGCCGCGCAGCGATCCGTGATCAACCACGTCTCGGTGTCGAACGCGACACCGACTCGGTCCAGGCTGTCGAGCAGGTCTGCGTTCATAATTCCCAGAGCATCTCGTGGGTGACGCGCGAATTTGGCCCCGCAGTCACGCGTTGTGACAACCGGGTGCGTGTCGTCCGTACACGTTAGGGATGCATAAACAAGGAGTGTGTTCCGGTGATCGTCCGTACCGACTAGTCGCCACTGGCTCCGGCGGCTCTGGCTCCGGCGACTCGGACACGTCACGAAGAGTCCACTCGCCACCGGTGAGGCCAGCACACAACCACTTCCAGGGCTGTCCTGGATCCGGCGGGAGTAGTCCCGCCAGCACCGCTTGTTCGATCGCCATGTTCAGCGACGCAGCGCAGCCGCCAATGTGTGGCAAACCCGACGCGCCCACCTTCGCCCCCGGCGTCTCGTCTGTGTCCGCCGCATAGGCCGCCATACACATACCCGACTCGTCTTCCAGGTTCGGATCCGTCGCTTGATGTCGCTCCATTGCGTCGAGCGTCTGAGACAGGTGAGAGTCGACGGCGCGCAGGTAGCTACGATAGCGCTCGAACGCTTCTTTCAAACTACCTACGGGGCGCAGGTAATTCGAACGCACGTACTTGTCGTTTCCGTATTCGCAGTTCCGTGCGACATACACCTTCAGCGACGTACGAACGTGCGTGATGTCCGGCTTGATATTCGATCCGAGCGCTGCTTTCAGGTCCTTCACGCTACACCCCCGGGATTAGAAGTGCGTTGACGACCTCGGCGGCCTCCGCGAGTGACGTCGTGTGAATATCCGCCAGCTCGCGGACGAATACGTGCTCGTGAATGTTGCCGCTCGGCTCCATCACCAACACGATGGGCTTGTGCAGCGTGCTCGCGATTCCCATCTCGGCGACGCTGCCGATCGAAACAGCCCTGGCACCGAGAAAGTTAACCAGCACCAAACTGGACTGTCGGATGTCCAGCCTGTCTTTCGCAACAATCGCTCGCTGCGTGGCGATGGCGACGGCGTCGGACGCGAACGTTGTGATCTCCGTGGAAATCTCGGCGAGGTGTCCTTCTTGGCGCATCGGAGACAGCACTGGAATGCTCGGATGAAACAAATCAGCGACGTCGCGACGCCAACCAAAGCGAGCGGCCTCATACGTGCAGCCCGCAATCGGGCCGCACAGGTAGACGCCGCCGTAGGGATTCGAATAGTTTGGTTCCATGATTACCTCCGGGGAGCGCACGGTGCGAGACCTTCGTGACCGAGTCGCGGTCGGCCAACGAAACCGATGCGCTCCACGCAAGTACCCATGGACGGGACGCCTCTCGTCGGACGCGGTTTAAATCCGCGGTCGCTGGCGGGGCGTCCCGTCGTGGGATTAAGCTAGGGCAGTATGTCGTCTAGCATGCTGCCGCCCAAGCCGGAGGGCGGCGGTGCGGACGGGGCCGCGGGCGGCTGCGGGGCCTGGGCTGCCGGCGGCTGCGGGGCCGGCGGAGGCGCGGGCTGTGGTGAGGCCTGTACTGGCACGGGCGGCCCTGCGACCGGGACGTCGGCGATTCCCTGCTCGAGCTTCTGACGACCGTCCAGAACCATCTCGGTCGTCTGCCCCGGGATGTTGCGGAACTGCATGTAGGTCGGCCAGTCCTTGCGCGGCGTGCCTTCCGGTTGCACCTTGCGCTTCTGCCGGTAGCTCGATCCGCTGATGCGAACACCACGGTATGGATTCACCTTACCGCGCGCCGGATCCTCGTTCGTCGCCTTCAGAATCCACTCGGCGAACAGCTTGCGCGGCCTCTCATTTGCGGCCTGCGCTCGCGCGTTTTCGGCGGCTTGGTCGCGAGCGATGTCGTGCTCGGTGACGCCCGCGATGGCCATGGCCACCATCTTGATGTTCGGTAGCGCCGCCTTGTGTTTGGTTTTGTTGTACGCGACGCTGGCCCGCGATCCGACCGGGCTACACGAGACCGACTGTCCGTGCGTGTCGATCTCGTTGACAGACGCCGCCTTCTCCACCAATGTCTCCATGATGAACGACACGCCTTCGGCGCCGCTGTGCAGCTTGAGTTTGTCGACAATCAGGGAACGATACTCGCCGTCCGTAAAGTAATTTCCCTTGCCGGCGGCATCGGCGTCGGCCGCCTCTTCTGCGGCCTGTCGCCGCCAATCTTGAACATCTTGACTCATATCAGTAACTCCTTGTCTTCCTATGACCATTCCTCTATACGCGCAGACCTGGAATTAGGTCTGCGCAAAACGATAAAATTATAGCAGTTCCCACGTAGGCGCGCACGCCAGCAGTTTTTGGTAACTGCCCATCGTCCCGGTGACGTACCGGGCGAGCTCTAGGGCGCGGTCCCACGCCTCTCGCATCTCCCACGTGTGTCGGTATACGTAGGTGATAACCTCGTCCGATTGCTGCCCTTGGCGATGCAAGCGACCGAGCAACTGTTCCCACCTTCCGGCGCCGCCCGTCTTACGTGACACGGGTGGGTTTGCCACTAGTTGTTCGTGAAATAGAAACTGAAGTCCGTCACGACCTTCGCCGTGTGAGCGAAGCGAAGCGATGATAGATCGATCGCCGCGCTCGGCTTTTATTCTGGCCTCTGCATCGACTCCCCCTGCGTGAACAGGAAGCCCGGATAGCTCGGCAACTTTACGCCCAAACGCAGAGTGCTCGTACCAAATAATGCCGTTGTGCTCCAGACCCCACTCCGCCGCATCGCGAGCGAGGTAATCATCAATCCAGACCGCCTCCGACTTAGGCTTTACCTGATCACGAATTTCTCGCCAGGCGGGCCAGACCTGGGAGCGCCACGTGGGCATAGGACCTTTGTACTTCGGCTCTTGGTAGTAGCGAACCGCGGCCTTGGCGCACATCATCGGCGAGTCGAGGTATTGTTGTCTAGCCTCGAGCTTCCGTCTCAGTTCGGCGTGCCAGTCCTTTCGAATGCGAAGCCATTCTTCAATCAAGTACACGGGCTCGCCGCGTGGATAGGTCCAGCGATAGTAGAAGCCGGACGCCAGCTCGCGAGCGCAGCGCGAGACGGAGAACGCGTCAATCAGCTCCTCGCCGTCGGGACGCTGCATCGACGAGCGCACCTGACGGATTGCTTCGTCGACGGCATCGGGTATCTCACCAGGGTCGCGTTCATACACGGGCAGCGAGGCGCCTATACCCGCGTGATCGGTGGCGACAACGCCGCGCGTGTCTAGCAGCCGACGTCGATAGCCGTCGCGCAGCGTCTCACCGGGACTACACAACTCGACGAGCGCACCGGGCGGGGCCGGGTCCTGTCCCGGCGCAGGAGGATCGATTGCCATCGACCACTCGCTAAGCGCGTCTTTATCGAGAGGTAAAGGAGAACTCGGTCCCAACGCGATGTGCGCCAGGTGAGCGTAGTCCTTAATCGACTTGTCAGTAAGCGAGCCTGACCATGCACAGAGATTCGTCGCCGGATGCGCGGCGAAGTAGCGAAGCAGCCGCGACGTTCGCGCCGTGTCTGGGTAGCGAAACTTGTGAGCCTCGTCGATGATGATTAAATCCGGTTTCAGTGTCTCGAGTAGCACCGCGGCCTTATCGCGCGAAAGCTGCGACGTAGGGATTACGTGAACCGCTGGCCGACCGGGCTGAATCATACCCCAGCCTTTAGGGCACAGAAGCGACGGAACTTTCCAGTGTTGCGCCCACAGTTGGTATTCATTTTTGAGTTGATCGACGAGCTTAGGTGGAACCAACAACACGGCCGACTTGCAGTCAGGTACGACCATCGGCGTAAGGAAACCGAGCGCGGTCTTACCGCCGCCGACTACGATAATTCCTAACAGCCCGTTGGCGATTCCGGCCTCGTACAATGCCCACGCCTGGATCGGATTCAGGTGCGTTATACACTGCCGACGAAACTTCTCTTTGCACACGCATTTTGTTTGCGGAGGGAGTCGAAGTCGGCCCCCAACGAGCTCGACGAGCGCTTGATATTGTTCGTCGGTCGGCCGCGGGCGTCGCGGCACGGCAATAATACGCTCAAGGTCAGCGGTGTTCTCCGGGGCTTTCTTTCCCCAGACATCGCCGAGTAGATTATCCTCACCCGGGTTGGCCCCTGGCGGGACAACGCGCAAGCGACGAACGGGCCGATCGTCTTCGGGAAGTTCATCAACTACTTTGTCGATGTCGAGCATTTTACCACAGGCCCCTGACGACGATTCCGCCGCCGGAGTTTACGATTGCCACGTCCATTGCTCGCGCGCACGGACGGCAGTAGCGACGAAGACGCGTGTCGATCTGCACGTCATCTACGATTAGACCGGGCGTTGGCTGAAGCCAGCGCTCGTTGTAACATTCAGGCATCGCGCAAACGCCACCGAGTGTGTGCGTCTTTGGAACATCAGTACGAGGATCATCCGGCGGACGTTGCGCGGCGCTCATTCTTACGTGAGCGACTCGATCCACGCAACGGCGACCGCTGCGACTTGCACGAGCTCTTTCTTCAAGTCGGCGCCGGTCGTGTCGTTGGCCAGCTTGTTGCGCTCGAGGACGGCGCGCGCTGCTTCGCCAAACTCTTCGGCCAGCACTGTGAGTTTTTCCGCGTCCGACAACTCCGAATCCGCACACGTATAGGGGAAGCGACCGGCCGCTTTTAGATCGTTCTGACGGTTGCGCTCGGCGACAATCAGAGATAGTGCTAGCGCGCGTCGCAGGCTGTTGTGAAGCAGATTGTCTGCCGGGCCGTCGACCATTGCCAGGATCTTGGCGTCCAAATCGTCGACGATCGGTGCGTCGGGCAATCCAATCGCGCCTCGCAGGCTCGCGACTCGCAGGTTCGCGCCGTACAGGTTCGCGTCTTGCAGGTTCGCGCGTCGCAGGTCCGCGCCTTCCAGGTCCGCGTATCGCAGGTTCGCGCCTTCCAGGTTCGCGCCTCGCAGGTCCGCGTCTTGTAGGTACGCGTATCGCAGGTTCGCGTATCGCAGGTTCGCGCCTTCCAGGTCCGCGCCTTCCAGGTCCGCGCCTTCCAGTCGCGCGCCTTCCAGTCGCGCGCCTTCCAGGATCGCGTCTCGCAGGTCCGCGCCTCGCAGGTCCGCGTCTACCAGGTCCGCGCCTTCCAGGATCGCGCCGGGTTCGATCGTATATCCGTTGACGTTCATTTTCGTTCCTTACATGGTTGCGCGATGCGGTCTTTCCGTGAATGACCCGATGTCGTATTATCTACGCGGGCGTTGGTTTTATCGACGACCGGAGAGTGCGAGAACGATCGACGCCTTACATCCGCCAGAAAGACAGGTGACGCACTCCATCTTCCCTTTTTCGCATCACGCGCGTTGTGTTTTATAGGCCGCGGTGTACCATCGCCACAGTGCGCAACGCCTCGGCGATGCATTCCCTTACCTCATCGCCTTTGACGCGCATGTAGTAGCGCCCAGGCTGCGGCGGATTGGCACGAACACACGCGCTGAGATAGCCGCGCCACTTACCGTAAGCGATCGGCGAATCGTTCGGTGCCGCAAGGATATGTGTCGCTTTGCCGACCTTGGCGACTTCGGCGCACCACGCGTCGATCTCATCGTCGATCGCCGCGGGCAGATCGTCGGAAGGAAGACAGTCGACCCACAGCTCGATTGCCTGGGAGCAGGTCGCCGCTTTCGCCCACGTCGCGCCCGCGGCCTTGTACTCGGCGAGCTTTTGCTCCAGGTCGGCTATGCGCTTCGTGTCTTCGGGGAGCGAAGTCAACGTCCCGATCGCGTAGTTTTCAACAGCGTCCGGGTCGTCGATGCCGAGAGCAGTCATCAAGTGGACCAGCTTCTTCGCGATGACCGGCTTGGTCAGTTTTTTGACGGATCCTTCTGTTGTCGCCGGCCGCCCTCTGCCCTTAGACTCTGCCGGAGCCGGGGCGGTCGCAGGGGTCGCAGGCGCCGGGGCAGGCGCAGGGGTCGCCGGAGCCGGGGCAGGCGCAGGGGTCCCAGACGCTTCCACGCGGTCCCTTACAGCCTTCGGAAGTGTGATGACGTCCTCGGGGGGCAGCTCTTTGGCGGCCTCAGCGGGCGTCGGAAGGCGTGACTCTGGCGGAAGAGCAGACGGGACATCGGGCGCGACGTCGGGCGCCGGGACCGCCACGGATGCGGATGCCGGGGGCTCTACGACGACGTGGTCGGGTGCGGGCGTCAGATTCGGCGGCCCGTCAGGGAACTTCGACTTTAGCTCGGCGAGCAATCCCAATATCTGTTCGATCGAGACGACTGAAGGAATGCCAACAAGCCGTCCGCTGCCCGTGACCTCGCCGCCGGCCTCGAGCACGGCCGCCGCGGCGTCGCCCTCGAACGTCGGCAGACCAAGGCCGTATTGCTCGATTTCCGACAGCAAACCAGAGACGTCCGGCGCCGGCTTACGAGCCTCGCGCTCGGCGCGTTCCTGCTTTTCGAGCTCGGCGATATGGTCACTCATGTTCATATTATCCAGTAGTCCCACAGATTCCTCCTGTTGATCTCCCCACGTTTCACGCACGAGATCGTCCAATGGTCTGTCGCAAACATTCTTGTAGTAGCAGCCGCCGAAGGCGTCACACGCCCGGAGGTTACACGGTGCCTGGTTTGGGTCCGAGATACCTGCGACTACTTTCATCTGCTCGACAATAGGCTCGTGCGCGCGCACCACGGCCGCGGCACGGGCGGCCGACACCTTCGCCGTTCGTTTGAACGCATCGATGCGTTTCGTCGAAAAGTACACGTGCGAGAGGCGGATATTTTTGAACGGTTTGACCCATTGCTCGAGCCACGTCGCATAGGCGCACATGGCCAGGTCGTCACGGATTTGCGTCGCGTTCTTTCCCCACTTACGCGGGTCGCCACTGTACTTCCAGTCGATAATCTCCGGCGTGTCAGGATCTCGTACGACTTCCTGCTCGGGATTGATGTAAATTCCGGTGAGATTCGCGGCGTCGAGGCGGCCTACGATCGGAAGTCCGGCCAACCTGTAAAGCGGGCGGGCCAAATCAATCTCAGGCTCGACAACGAAGTGCTCGGGTTTGAAACCGGCTTGTATCCAGCCGGCGCCGGGGCGATCAATATCCGTGAGAATAGGTTCCCTGGTCTTTAGGAAGTGCTCGATTCGCTTATGGCCGTCGATGCCGGCCTGTTGTGCGGGCGTCGTCGGCGCTCGGATCCCAGCGACGTAACGAAACGCCCACTGGCGAGGGCACCCGGTCTGTGGATCAGAGAATGTTTTGATTGCGCTCGGCGACGCGTATTGAAGTCGACCGTCGACGACTGTCTTTCCTAGTTTCATAGTTCGTCAACATCGTCAACGCAGTCGCAAGCACTGCCTAACACGTCGCTAATCGTAATGGTCACGCCGTCGTCGAACTCGTAAATATACCCATCTGTGTCGTGATTCGAACGCTGCATTTGATGTACAACGCACGCACGTCCGAACAGAGTGGTCGGGATCTCCCATAACACCGCGCTATCTTCATTCATCGCCTGAATCTCCTTAGCAACACTCGCTCCTTACCCCCGCGATGGCCGATTGCTTTTGCCACAGGGCGCGTTAGGTCGGCGACGCCAATCCATCGCCCCGGGTCGGATCGTCGCTTCTTCAATACCCAAGTGCCATTGTGCTTCGCGCCATAAGGCCCGGCGTCGATGCGCGGTACGACAGCCCACCCGCCAGTTCTTGGATTGACGACGAGGTACAGGTCGCCACATTTACCTTGTCTAGTCGCGAGTCCCCAATCATCGGCGCGGACACGGCGCGGCGGCTTGAAGCAGTACGTCTCGCCGCCGCGGTGCTTGTCGTCCGCGCCGCCAAAGACGGATGCCTTGCCTGCGATGGGATCACCGAAGGCTAGCAGTAGGACGGCGAAGATCCAGTCAATCACGAAGGCTCCGGGAACTCGAAGGACCAACATCGCCATCGCACGGTGCCGACTCCGTTGAACGGCTCCAGCTCGACGTCAACGCTTCCGCTGTCCCGTATCTTAACTCCATCTCGCCTGAGCTCGGCCGCGACGTCGTCGCGAAACGCCCGTGCCCGAATCCCGATACGGCGTAGTAGGTCCAGCGTGCGGTCGTCGTCGAGGCGCTTGTGCGTCGGCTTCTTGGTTTTCTTCTTCGCCATCGCTAGGCCGTCCCGAGAATCATTCCGGTACAAAGCGAGCACAGCAGTGTGATTGAGATCCCTAACAACACAGCGAACACGTAATACGTGCGGTCGTTCATGGGATGGTCACCGAGTCGGGCGCTGACTCACATACCGCAGAACAGTCCCACTCGCTTGTTAGGCCTTCGACGGGATCAACGATCTGCACGCACCCCAACGAGCGTGCAAGCTCCTCGAGCCAGGCTCGGCCGGCGGATACCTGATCCTCGACAAGCTCTTGACAGTCCGCCGCGGTTTGCTCCTGTGCCTCGCGAACAATCTCTTCGCACTTGTCGGCGGCCTTGTCGACGGCGCCTTCGACATCCACACATCCAAACACAAGTGCGGCGATTGCGACCGCAATAAGAATCCCTAGCGCGTATTCGAGTAGCTTCACGTTACCTCCTGTTAAACCGACGAAGGCGCGTCGATCAAGTCGGACGCCTTCATCCGTACACCAGCCGCCTTTAACTGCGCACGGGTTTTAACTGCCGAGACCGTGTTCCCGTAGTCTCGCTGCGTGCGATACCAGGCCGTAATTCGACTAAGCGGCGCCTTCCCAATTTTTTTACGGATGTTGTTTTTCAACCGCCAAGAACGGCGATTCACGCAGCCCATCTCGAACAGGAAGTAGGACAGCTTGCGACGTCGCTCGGACGCTTTGACCGAGCGGTACGCCAGGCCGTTTTGATGGGGGCGGGCGATACGCCGTGCGAGCTTACGATGGGTGAAGCGCGCGTAGGCCGGATTTGTGTGCGGACGTCTATCTCCCGATCGACGCCGAGGACGTCGTCGCATCGTCGGGGGCGCAAAAGTCGGAGCCGCAGTGCGGCGGGATCGGACGAAGAACGAGACGATAGCGACGATTAGTGTTCGTAGTGCGGTCATTGCTTACCTCCGTCGCGACGCGTGCGTACGTCGCCACGCGTACGATTCCGTACGACAACGCGCGTTGCGCTCGGCTAGCTGGCGACAATCCATCACAACCGCAGGGGGCGATGGTCGGAACAGTGTGATAAGTGCCGCAATGATCGTTTTCAGTGCGTTCATTTTAGGCGCCTCGCAGGTCCGCGGATCGCAGGTCCGCGTCGGGTTCGATTGCATATCCGTTGATTTTCATTTTCTTAGGTCCTTTGTTCTGGGTTGCTTCGGGGGCTAGGCGCCTCGGAGGTCCGCAAGCGCTTCGTCCGTCGTCGCGTAGAAATCTGGCACGCGGCCCGTCGACGCGTAGTAGATCAAAGAACCCGCCGTCGCCGATCCCAGTCGCGATTCGAGATCGTATCCCGCTTCGCCCGCGAGATGGATCGCCCATCCCGCGCGGCAATGCGTAGTCTCACACGTATGCCACAAGGTCATATCCAGCGATCCGTGCGCGTCCGGGCCGTCTACCATCGCCAGGATCTTGGCGTCCAAGTCGTCAACGACCGGGGCGTAGGGCAGTCCGATCGCGCCTTGCAGGTTCGCGCCTTGTAGGATCGCGCCCAGTCGCGCGCCTCGCAGGTTCGCGCCTTCCAGTCGCGCGCCTTCCAGGTCCGCGCCTCGCAGGTCCGCGCCTTGTAGGTCCGCGCGTCGCAGGTCCGCGCCTTGTAGGTACGCGCCGTACAGGTACGCGACTCGCAGGTCCGCGCGTCGCAGGTCCGCGCCTTCCAGGTTCGCGCCTTTCAGGTTCGCGCCTTCGAGTAGCGCGTACCGCAGGTCCGCGTCGGGTTCGATTGCATATCCGTTGATTTTCATTTTCTTAGGTCCTTTGTTTGGGGGTTGTCGCTTCGGGATTACAGCCAATCGCTGTACTCGTCGCCGGTCTTTTCGTCAAACGGGCGTTCACGGGCGATCAGATCGCCCTGACAGAATTCCCAGATCAGACCGGGCACCGAGTGATCGTTCAACAACTCCAAGGCGTCATCTTCGTCGGAGAGATCGTCGGACCAATCATCGGATCGAAGATACCCGCGAGCACGCGCAATCGCGTTGACGTTGAGAGCGGCGGCAATTTGATCGTAGTGTGTCATGCCGCAAACGCGAGCGGCGATCTGATTGGCCAGATCATCAATACACTCGGCGAGTCGTGCGCGGATATGCGCATGGCCATGGGCGCCGTCGCCGTAGCATCCCGCGTCGGACATTTGATAGACGTACTCCGCGCATTCGCAGTTGTGCTGATACTCGCCGCACCCACGACAGTACAAGATTGGTTTGGTCATCGTCTGGATCCTTTGCTTGGGTTTGTCGCTTGGGGATTACAGCCAATCGTGTTTCAGCGAGTATCCCGCGCGATAGTGACCGCGTCGAGCGTTGTGGAAGGATGCATCGCCGCGATCTTTCATGCCGTGGATCGCGTACGAGAGTGAGTTGACGATATGAAAACCCATGTCCATCCCGCACCCGCCGACTTTCAGCGCGCTTTCCCTATCCTGGCGGTAGTCCAACGCTCTTGCGATGTATCCCGTGAGGTATACGGGTCCGTCTTTCTTGCAGGCGTAGAAATCGATCGTGCGCGACATGCCCGATCGACTTACCGATCGCAGGATACAATAAACGCGCGATCCCGGGGGGAGTATGCGCTGAAGCGTTTTGATTGCTTCGTACTTCTCTTGCATCTTCTCTTCTTTTTTGGTCATTGTCTTTGGTCCTTTGTTCGGGGTTGTCGCTTCGGGGTTGTCGCTTCGGGGGTTAGGCGCCTCGGAGGTCCGCAAGCGCTTCGTCCGTCGTCGCGTAGAAATTCGGAATCCGACCCGTCGACGCGTAGTAGATCAAAGAACCCGCCGTCGTCGATCCCAGTCGCGATTCGAGATCGTATCCCGCTTCGCCCGCGAGATGGATCGCCCATCCCGCGCGGCAATGCGTAGTCTCACACGTGTGCCACACGTCCATGTCTAACGATCCGT